AAATTAGAATGGTTTTATAGACCTATAGAAATTTCTAATTGGACAGGTGATTTTAATGAAACTTATGAAGTACCTTCTTATGCTTATTTAAAAGTAACTGCTAGATCAAAAGGAGGAGATGGAGGTGAAGCTATAAACGGAACTGATCAATATTATTATAAAGATATAGTGATTGGAAGTGAGAATACTTTTGAAACACACTATTATTTATTGGGAGGTGGAGGAGGCGGAGGTGCTGAATTTGAAGGAGAATATTATGGAAACGAAATAAATGTGCAAAAAAATGATAATATTATAACATTAACTTTTGATAACAAACAAATTGTTATAACACCTGGACAAGATGGAAGTAATAATTATCTTGACACTAATTCAAAGATATCTAATTATGCTACTTACCACGATCTAGACCCTCAAGTCTTGTTACCAACTGATTACACGTATGGTTATCATGGTGAAGGAGGTAATGGTGGAATTGTAAATCTTCCAACTAACACTGATGAATGGGAAAATATATCATCCGTTATTGGTACGTCAGGTCTAAGTCTTGGATGGCCACCGAATTCTTTGATATCAAATTATGAACTACTTACACAAACGTATAGTATAGATGACGTAACAGAAACAAATTACACAGTACCAGATATTAATGATACTTATCATCTAGCAGGAGGATCACAAAATGGCGGTAGGGGTGTAGTGGCTAATGTAGGTGAACCAAATGCAAGTAATAGACTAGGTGGTGATGCATATTTAAAATTAGAATGGTTTCCAAAACCTGAAAATTAATTATTTTTGTAAATTTCATAAAATAATTAATATTATGTTATTTTATAATGAATAATTCATTTAACGAAAACCAGTTGGATGATTTATCAAATAATGATTTTTTGTTGAATACTATTATAAAAGATCATTATAGTAGTTTAAACAGAAATTCATCATTTGGTCTAGCATTTTTTACAAATGATTTTTCATTAACAACAGAAGAACTAATTTTAGATAAACAAAAAGAATTTTTTACAAATGGAAACACAAAAAACATTGCAAGAACATTTTTAGCTAATATTGTTAAAATAAAAACAAATAAATCTATGCACCTTAAATTACCATCACAAGAAGATTTTCCTGAAACTGATGATGTTTATTATGGTTTAATTTTTGTTGGTTCACAAGACAAAACTCAACAATATGATTGGCTTAAAGATCCAAATAACTCTGCTGAAATTGATGATTTTATTAGTAAATCTAGGACTTTATTAAATGGAACTGGTCCAGGTGTTGATATTGAATTTGATAATCCGCCACAACCAGAACCTGAACCCGAACCTGAACCTATTCCTGAGCCTGAACCCGAACCCGAACCAATACCAGAACCTGAGCCAGAACCTGAGCCAATACCAGAGCCTGAGCCTGAGCCAATACCAGAACCCGAGCCAGAACCAATACCAGAGCCTGAGCCTGAGCCAATACCAGAACCAGAACCAGAACCAATACCAGAGCCTGAGCCAGAACCAATACCAGAACCAGAGCCTGAGCCAATACCAGAACCAGAGCCTGAGCCAATACCAGAACCAGAGCCAGAACCAATTCCTGAGCCTGAGCCAGAACCAATTCCTGAGCCTGAGCCAGAACCAATACCAGAACCTGAGCCAGAACCTATACCAGAACCTGAGCCAGAACCAATACCAGAACCTGAGCCAGAACCAATACCAGAACCCGAACCAGAACCAATACCAGAACCCGAGCCAGAACCAATACCAGAACCAGAACCAGAACCAATACCAGAGCCTGAGCCAGAACCAATACCAGAGCCTGAGCCTGAGCCAATACCAGAACCTGAGCCAGAACCAATACCAGAACCCGAGCCAGAACCAATACCAGAACCAGAACCAGAACCAATACCAGAGCCTGAGCCAGAACCAATACCAGAGCCTGAGCCTGAGCCAATACCAGAACCTGAGCCAGAACCAATTCCTGAGCCTGAGCCTGAGCCAATACCAGAACCTGAGCCAGAACCAATTCCTGAGCCTGAGCCTGAGCCAATACCAGAACCTGAGCCAGAACCAATACCAGAGCCAGAGCCAGAGCCAATACCAGAACCAGAGCCAGAGCCAATACCAGAGCCTGAACCAGAGCCAATACCAGAGCCAGAACCTGAACCAGAACCAATACCTGAGCCTGAACCTGAACCAATCCCAGAACCCGAGCCTGAACCAGAACCAGAGCCAGAAATTCAATTAATTGAAATATTTGAAAATTTTACTATTAAGACTGCTACTGCTACTCCTGTGATGTTTGATGTCGTTTATGTTGAAGTAACAACACATCCAGCATCCTATGCCCAAGTGGATGAACTACAAGTTTGGATAAATAATGAAAATGTTGCTTTACGTACTATTCCTGGTGATAGTGATAGTAGTGGAGATGCTATATTAATAGATACAAATCCTTTAAATAGTTCATATGATAGTTATAATGGTTATGCAAAAAAAAATTACGAGAAAATAAATAATAACAAGTATGATGGTAGTGGACCATATTCACATGGAAAATGCGGTATCAAACTTTCAAAAGCATATAATATTAATGATTTACAAGCAATAATATGGTATGGAAGACAAGGTGTTTCTGGAGGGCCCAGAAACCAATATTGTCATATTAAAGTAGGGCAAGAATTATCTAGTACTTTACATGGCACTTATAATGTTTTCACTAGTATGAATGCCAATATTTTATTAGATTTTGATTGTCAAGAATATGATCATCATGTAGTTCAAGGTCCTGCTTGGGATACAATAGATAATACATATACACTTAGTGGTAGTATTAGTAATGGAACAGCATTAGATAATAGAATATTAACAGGTAAATCTGGAACTTATAATGAAGTAAGAGTTTTCACTATGTCAAATGCCACTCTCAACTATACGCCAACAGAAGTATCATTTACAGAATCATCATTCACTGAACCAATTGGTTCATTAGTGACAACTAGTGATTTTGTTGAAAAACTGAATACTGATTTAGAAACAACTATTACTTACGTTGAAGACATTGATAACAATGGTGATATAATTTCATACTTAGAATTTAATGATATTACTGGAGGTACTACTATTGACATGAGTGGTATTCCACTTTCAATATTTGATGAAACTCATATTATTAATCAATTATTACCCACCATACATATTCATCATAGACAAGTTATATTAACAGAAACAGAAAACAAACTATACTTCAAGTATTTGACACTACCTAATACTATGACTATTGTTAATGATACGAATTCATCTGTATTCGAAGAAGGTTCAATGTTTATTCATACGTTCATTCACAAATTGGAAAGAGATTTAAATTTAAATATTACATTAGATGCTTATACCAATCCTGATACTTTGGTGTTTGATACTAGTAGTGGTAATATTGCTTTAACTGGTTTAGACTCATTAGTATTTGATGTATCATCTAAGATACTTACAAATAACGATAATACTCTTAAAATGATAACACTTATGGAACCAGAGCCTGAACCAGAGCCAATACCAGAGCCTGAACCAGAGCCAATACCAGAGCCAGAGCCTGAACCAATCCCAGAGCCTGAACCTGAACCAGAACCAGAACCAGTACCTGAACCTGAACCTGAAATTAATTATATTGAGGAAAGTGATATTAAAATTACAAAAACACATAATAACGTAGATATTTCACTTCCATCTGTCGAAATGTTATCAAATAGATTGAAGTATAGTACAATTGGATCTGATACAGGTATTAATAGTGTTTTCAAAATATATTTCAAATCAGATATAAGTAGTTTATTATCAGCAGCTGATTTACCATTTATTAATGGAGCTCAATTAGAATATAATGCATCTCAAAATAAATTATCATTAGAAAAAACAGATACAATTATTTTAATTGAAAATACACTAGTTCAAAATATTATTAATCCATCTATGTTAACATCAGGAGCAGTACTACCAGATATTGATTATGTTGAAATGCAATTGAAAAATACTACATCAGATGATTTGCAATTATACACTACAAATGCAACAATTGCTTCACAAAATGATTTATATAATTATTCTTTTGATATTAAAATTTATAATGGTAGACCTATAGAAATAACAAAATCAGAAGGAAAAATAAATATTAATTTACCTACTGCAAATGATTTACCAAGTGAATTAGCATATAATACACGCGGTAATGATACTGGTATTGATAGTTTCTTGAAAATATACTTCAAATCTATTTTAACATTAGAAGGTTCATTGCCTATTATTAATGGTTTTCAAGTTGAATACAATTCAAACTATAAATACTTATTTATTGCTAGTATTAATAATATAATTTTATCAAGTCACCCAGAACACGATTCTGTTATTACATTGTTGTCACAAACAACTATACCAGATATTGATTATGTGGAATTACAAATGAAAAATACAACTTCATCCGATTTAGTAGTTGTTACAGATGATTATTATGTAGCAACATCAAATGGATATCAATGGTCAGATTACGGAATAGTAGTGTATAATGATGGAATTAGTGATACATTGGAACCAGAGCCTGAACCAGAGCCTGAACCAGAGCCAGAACCAGAACCAATCCCAGAGCCAGAACCAGAACCAATACCAGAGCCAGAGCCTGAACCAGAGCCTGAACCTGAACCTGAAATTAATTATGTTGAGGAAAGTGATATTAAAATTACAAAAACACACAATAATATAGATATTTCACTTCCATCTGTAGAAATGCTATCAGATAGATTAAAATATAATACAATTGGATCTGATACAGGTATTAATAGTATTTTCAAAATATATTTCAATTCAGATATAACTTCTTTACTATCAGGTGATCCACTACCAATTATTAATGGAGTTCAATTAGAATATGATGCTGAATCAAATAAATTATCATTAGAAAAAATAGATACTATTGTTTTAATTGAAAATAAACTGGTTCAAAATATTATTAATCCATCTATGTTAACATCAGGAGCAGTATTACCAGATATTGATTATGTTGAATTGCAATTGAAAGAAAATAATTCAAGTGATTTGAAATTATACACTACAAACGCAACAATGGCTTCACAATATGATTTATTAAATTATTCATTTGATATTAAAATTTATAATGGTAGACCATTAGAGATAACAAATTCAGATGGAAAAATAAATATTAATTTACCTACTGCAAATGATTTACCAAGTGAATTAGCATATAATACACGTGGTAATGATACTGGTATTGATAGTTTCTTGAAAATATACTTTAAATCTAGTTTAACATTAGAAGGTTCATTGCCTATAATTAATGGTGTTCAAGTTGAATACAATTCAAGTAATAATTACTTATTTATTTTTAGTATTGGTGATATAATTTTATCAAGTCACCCAGAACACGATTCTGTTATTACATTGTTATCACAAACAACTATACCAGATATTGATTATGTGGAATTACAAATGAAAAATACAACTTCATCTGATTTAGTAGTTGTTACAGATGATTATTATGTAGCAACATCCAATGGATATCAATGGTCAAATTATGGAATAGTAGTATATAATGATGGAATTAGTGATACATTAGAACCTGCACCAGAACCAGAGCCTATACCAGAACCTGAGCCTGAACCTGAGCCTATACCAGAGCCTGAACCAATACCAGAACCAGAACCAGAACCAGAGCCTATACCAGAGCCAGAGCCTGAGCCAGAAGTACCACCACCTCCAATAGTTAGTAATAGTTATATATATCAATCCAGCACTAATGAAAGTGTGGACTATGACGATGATAAGCCGCAAGGCATATTCAAAACCCTTAGTAACGGAACTGTTGTGGAGATAGGAGATCCAGATGTTATAATTCAGAAATATGAAATAGGAAAGGTTTATGAAATAAGAAATATATCATGGAGTGATGCAACTGGAACTGTTGTGTATGGTAATGATATTGATGGATTTAGACCACAACAAGCATTTCCATTAGCAGCAAAATATTCTGGACTTTTAACAGAATCTGATGTTAATAAAAATTTATATATAGAGGTACTAGGTCCAGTTACAGAATGGCCAGCAGGTCCAATAAAAAATGGTATTGAATCAAGAGGAGCATCGGTAGAATCATCAACAACACACGGATACAAATTTATAGATAATTATGAAATACCACAAGTATATGAGGTTAGTTTTTATATTAGATCGAATTATAAGGGATCACAAATAACTGCATTGTTATTTTATGATAGTAGTTATAATTTAATTCAATCAGTAGATATTGAAAAAACAACTAATAATATTGATGGTACTATAAATAATTTAGATTATGATAGATCAGGGCTAGGAAATGAATCAATAGATAGGATGATAGATTACAGGACTAACAAAAAATGGTATGGTGGTCATAATGATAAATCAACAGGAAATGGTACTATGAAAATAAAACTTTGGGGACAACCAGTTTATTATCAATTTGTTACATCATCTAACCATAACCTTTACGGAAGGATGATTACTTGTTGGACTATGTACGATCATACTTTAAATAAAATTTCAAATGAATATTTTTATAATAATAGGTATTATGTAGAAGATATTTCAGGAGAAATACATTATCATCCTGTAGATTCAAGTGGAAATTCAAGTGGTTACTTTGATTTTAATGATAATGAATTTATAGATGATATTTATGATTGTGATTTGAATTATTCATCTTCATTTTACAATATTCAAGATTCTGATTCATCATTTCTTATTGGTAGAGTATATCAATTAGTAAATTTGACTGGATCCGCAACTACAACTTGGAACACCTTAGCTAGAGGTGATAATACTTCTGGATTTGGTTCAAATGATTGGTTTGGACCTGCAGCTAGTAAATCTGGTATTATAGGAGTTGGATCAGTAGGCACAGCTTACATTAAAGTGTTTCCAAATATAACAACTGAATTGGATGGAACATCTACAACATATTCAAAGGGTTTTAAATTTATAACAAATGCAAGTTTCAAGAGTTTTGATGAAACAAGACTTAGTAGTGATACTCTAAGAAATCAAATACCAATTGGTAATAAGTCAGATTGTATAATTAATAATTCCATTTATAAAATAGATAATTTAACTGGAAATAATAGTGGTGATATACGTGGTAATAATGATGATGGATACCATATGTATGAGACTGAATTAGATATTGCAGCAGTACATAGTGGAATGCTTGAAGATGGTGAAACAGGATCAATTTATGTAAAAGCTTCAGATGAGCCAGTAATCAACTTCATAGGAAATACGAGATTTGGTATTACTTCAATTAATGATACAGAAACTTACGAATCACGAAAATATAGTTTTAAAATATATGATGTACCATCTATGCTTTCAGATATTAAGAAGATAGAAATAAATGGATCTGATACAATAAATATTTCAAATAATGTTAATTCAAATACATATAATTCCACATTTACATATTCAAATTCATTTAATAGAATAAGAGTAACCACTGGTGAATCTAAACATTTAAATTTTAATGAGATTCAAGTATGGATAAATGGAGTAAATGTAGCATATAATTCTATTCATGGTGGTCTGACAGGTGATCCATTAGTACAACAAGTTGATACTAGTATAACATCTAGTCACGAACTATACGGCAAATATTATCGTCATCCTGATTGTCAAGAAATATGGACATTACCTAAAATGGTTTATCCTACAGATGCAAATGGTAATAGAATTGGTGAATATCAATCTGATGGTAAATATAGTTCAATAAATAACAACGATGGTAATTTATATAATGGACCTGACGAGTTGATATTTAAGTCATTTGCAACGACACAAGCGAGTTCTGGTGTTTATTTAGAACTAATACTTGCTGATTATTATAAACTTGATCAATTGCAAGCTGTTGTTATATATAACAGATTTATAAATTATTCTAACAGAATGGATGAAGCTATTATATCATTTTATAATGAAAGTAATTTTATTAGCTCTTTTCAAATTCCTGAAGATAGTAAAGATATATATAAATTTATGGGACCTGCAACAATATTAGAAAGTCATAAAAGTAATACTCCAAGTTCAAGTGCAATAGTAAATGATGGAGATGATTTTACTGCTGATGCAAGTTATTCAAATATAATAAAATACTCAGACGTAACAGCTAGTGGTAAGTTAGAAAATGGTGAATTTTCTGTTAAAAGATTTATAAATAAACTTTCAAGTGATCTTAATACAACAATTACTTATCATGAAAATGGAGGTCTAACAAAAGCTGGTTCATCTAATAATAATGTTCCATCATTCGGTAGTTACATCACATTTGACGATTATGCTTCTTCAAATCAAAATGTTATTTTATCTGGAATACCAAGAAGTATTTTCTTTGTAGATACATCAAGTGTTACTATAAATGCTCCTACTTCACCAAGCACATCACCAACAGCTGGACTTTATTTTATGTTTATAAAATTAGAAGAAACAATTACGTTTGGTTTAGGATCTCAAGCTGCTAGTGTTGTAAAAGGAATTTATTTAATTCATGATTTTATAAGAGTTCTTAAAACTAAATTTTTAACAAATATTACATTTGATGGTGATGATTTGATATTTGCAGACATAACACAAAACACAAGTTTTACTATTTCACCAGCATCATCCAATACTGCAGATTCAGGAATTACAAACCTTGATTCACAAATATATAACATATCTAATAAGACTCTTACAGCTGCAGATAATAAAGTTCCTTTTGTAACATATTAAAGCAATTTATTCAAAACATTAGTTAATATAATAAAATCAATAAAATCTTAAAAAATAAATAAAATATCACATATTTTTATAAATAAAAATATGTTCTCAAAAATCGCGTTTTTTTTCTTCCTTTTATTTTCAACAAATAAAAGTCTTAACATATCAAATATTAATAATTTATACAAAAAAAAAATATTGAGCTCTATGTCAAAAGTTGCTATGTTATATTCAACTCAATATACTGGTGAAATAAATTCAACTGAACCAATTAAACCAAAAAAACATCACACATTAGACAATCACATTTATTTTTATTCACCAGTTACAGAAGAATCCAGTTTATATTTAGAAAAACAATTAGTAAATTTAAATGAAAGACACCAATTATTACTAGAAAATCATAATATTGATAATGGTCCAATACATTTACATATTCAAAGTTTTGGAGGAAGTCTATTTCACACTATTTATTTGATGGATTTAATTAAAAATTCAAAAACACCTATTTATACATATGTTGATGGTTTTGCTGCTAGCGCCGCTACATTATTAAGTGTTGCTGGTAAAAAAAGATTTATGACAAAGAATTCATTAATGTTAATTCATCAATTATCTGGTGGATCTCAAGGTAAATATTCTGAGATGAAAGATGAAAATGAAAATTTAGATGTTTTAATGGATATTATTATTAATTTTTATTTAAATAATTCCAAATTTAAAAAAGATGAACTTTTATCTATTTTAAATAGAGACATTTGGCTTAATTCTCAAAAGTGTCTACAATATGGTCTAATTGATGAAATATTGTAAAAAATTGATTTTTCTTTGATTATTTTTTTTGTTTTTATAAAATAAAATGGATCCAAAAATTACACGTAAAGGCAAAGAAAAGAACAGAATTAAAAACAAAGGTGATTATAAATATGGCAATAAAAGAGTTCGACAAGTGGAAAATTTAATCAATAAATCTCATAAAAAAGAAGAAATAAAAAAAAATTGATTATAAAATGTAATAAAAATAAAAAATATATTATATATATTATTATGAAGTTCTTAAAAACTTTTGTGAGAAATTTTGTTATAAATATTGATTTCTCACCCCATAAAACTCCTATTTTAGGAAGGTGGGCTCTTCATCATGATAAAAATGCTGATTTGAAAGCTGATTTAACAAATGAAGATCATTGTGGTGTTTGCGATAAAATGAGATATGATTATTTAAAAAAAATTAAACATTAATTGTTATGGGTGTTTGGTCTTGATTAAAATCTGAAACATCTACATATTGATATCTTTGTTGATTTATTCTACGAATCATACATAAATTATAAATTAAAATAACATCACTAATGAAAAAACAACAACATAGAAAAAATAATCCAAATTCTATATTCTTATTATTCATATATAATCTAGCTAATAAAAGTATTTTTTAATTCTTTTTTATTATTTTGCACATTATCAATATAATCATCCATAGTTATATTTTCTTCTAAATAATAAACAGAATTCATTTTAAACTTGAATACATATGTTGGTTTCATTTGTCCTAATCTATAACATCTTCCTATTGCCTGTTCTTCCATTGCAGGATTCCAAAATGGACTAACAAAATATACTTCATTCATTTCTTGTAAATTCAAACCTTCACAACCCATTTGCATTTGAATTATTAGAATATTAGGCAAATTTTCTAATAATTTATTCCTTTTTGTTTTATTCAAATTTCCACTATATATTTCTACACTTTCAATTTGCTTTTCCAAAAATTTATTTTTTAATATTTCCATTTCTCTATGAAATTGACAAAATATTAACTTCTTATTTTCATTATCTCTCTTTTCTACAAAATTAACCACTTCATCCAACTTTGTTGTATATTGACATCCATCTAATATATTGCTATATACATCTCTATCTATTTCTAATTCTCTTGATTGAATCTTTTCAATCATTAAATTTGGACAAACACACATTTGTTTGGATCGCAAATAATATGGTAATAATCTATCACCAAATATTTTTTTAACTTGATCCTTATAATAATTAAATAATAATATGTCTTCTCTCTTTATTTTTATAAAAGTCAAAGGCAATATTACACTATGTAAAGCTTGAGATATTTGTTGTTCTTTTTTGCTTTGCCAATCTACATTTATTGTTTGATAACTTAGAGATGGCATATTAATATTTACCTCTTTTTTTGTTCTTTTTATGTATAATTCTTTCAATCTCTCTACATCTATATTTTTAGGATTATCAATTCCACATATTTCACACAAAGAATATAAATCTGATAATCTGTTTTGTATTGGTGTTCCTGTTAATAACCATTTTATATTTCCATTTAGATGAAATCCTGCTTGAAATTTACCAGTTTTCTTATTTCTCATATGATGTGCCTCATCAAATATGATTCTATCCCATACAAAATTATATAATTTATTAATTTTCTTATATTCTCTCACTATTAATCCATATGTTGTTATCACTATACTATGAGAATGTAGCTTCTCACAATGCTTCCTGCTATTTCCATAATACACAAATGGTTCATATTGAGTATACCTTTTTATAGCTTCAACCCATTGATTTAATAATGGTAATGGTACTATTATTAAATTTTTTAAATATGGATTACAAACTAACAAACTTATTATTAGGATAGTCTTTCCAGTTCCCATTTCATCTGCAATAATTCCAGCTTTTTTTGATTGAAAATCTAATTTATTTTCTTCTCTCTCTACACACCATTCATATCCTTCTTCTTGATATTGCTGAAATTTTAAATTATTATTAATTATAAAATCTCTGAATTTCATTGTTGGTTATTTTATGAGATCTCTCAAAAATTCAATGAAAAATAATCAATTTTTTTTGTCTCAAAACACTATATATGAAATTATTATTTTTGTTGTTGATTATTTTATTATACTTGTATTCTCTACCTAGATATATTCCTTATTTACCTACTATTCCAATTTATAGCAATAAAGAGGCAGAAAATGTACTTCAAATAACCAAATCTCTCAATGATGATGATATTTTTCTTTTTAATCAAACAGATGAATCTATGGTTATTCCATTTTTACCTCATGTGAGAGAGACTAAGAAAGAATTAATAGACATAATTACCTCTAATTTTGTATTAGGTATTATTCTATTTTTTAAATATTTAATAAATAGACCTAGACCTAAACAAATTTTAAATGAAATTCCTACTTTAGAATCTAAAACTGCTGATACTCCTGCTTATCCAGCTGGACACGCATTTCAAGCATATTATTTAGCACATATATTAAAGAAAAAATATCCAGAAAAAAGTGAGATTTTAGATAAATTAGCATATCGATGTGATGAAGTTCGCATAAAAGCTGGTTTACATTATCCATCCGATGGTAAATTCTCTAGAGATTTGGTTAATTTTTTGATAAATATTCATTTAATTTAATCCTTTTTTTTTATTGTATTCTAACATACCACCTTCGTATAGAGATACATTTACAAATCCCTTTTTTGCTAGTTCTTCTAATGCTAATTCAGAAGCATTGCAATCTTTATGTGCACAATAACAAATAATAGGTATTTCATATATTTTCAATTTACCATTTTCAATTACTTTATTAATATCCAAATAGTGTCTTTTAATTACATTTTTAAACCAATTATGTAATTCTTCAACAGACATTTTTTTTATTTGTTTGTAATGTAAATTAAATGAATTTGGTATATGATCTTGAGAATAATATTCACAGGGTAATGTATTTAATAAAAAATACATATTATTATACCTTCTTCTACGTTCCATATCCACATAATTGAGATTTTTAACTACTATTTTTGTATAAATTTGTGATAACCATTTTGTTTCATCATGATTTGAAATTACAAAATGCAAATGAGGATGATATGTTTGAGGCGTCCTTTTTCCTTTTTGTATTGTACTATATACTTGAGGAAATTTAAAATAAACTCTAAATTTACCCTTATCATCACATTTTGCAACTCCATAATTCTTGAAATCACCATATGCATTTTTAGCATCTTTTGTAAATACATCATAAAAAGGTTTTGATTCAGCAGCCCAATATAGAATTTTTTTATTTGCACAATTTTTAATTTCTAAATCTAAAAATGTATCATAATTTTTTTGTTTTCTTATTTTAAAATCAGTTACTTTTTCTATAAATTCTTCAACATAATCTATTTTATCTAACCAAGTAGGTTTCATAGTAGGTTGTGACTTTACAATTTTTTCAATACTAAAAGACAAACAACTTGCACAAACACTTGTTGACATATATATATTAACAATATAATTTATTTTTTAGTAAATTTTATTCCTAACTGCCTTTCAATGTTTTGTATTAGTTTTTTTGTAGATGGATCATACAATGACTTCCCATTTTCTATATTATTATAAACATTTGGTTGTACATTTAATTTCATAGCCATTTCTTTTTGTGTAAATTTTTTTGTTGTTCTAGCCTGCATAATATCTTTTGATAAATCTTTTGGAATAGTTTTTATTGAAAATTGTTCTGTTTCATTTTCTATTTTTATTGCTCTCTGATCAATATGATTTTTTGGAATAATAGTTTTTTTAGGTGGAAGTTTAGATTTACCTCCGTTACCAATAGTAATATTTTCATAATCCTGATACATATTATCTATAATTGCAAAAATTAATATCATTTTTTATATTATCAATTTTTTTTGAATCTCTTATTGAATATTTACCATTTTTCCATATACCATTTATTATTTGTTTATTTCTAAAAATAAATTTTCCTATTCCATTTTGCAATCCATTTTTAAAATTTCCTTCATATATTTCTCCATTTTTATAAAAATACACACCATAACCATTGTGTGTATTTTCTAATACTTCACCCACATATTTATCACCATTATTATAAAATATTGTTTTATTTTCCATATAAATATAATAGAAAATGAATTTATATTCTTATATTATACATATTTCATTTTTTGGTTTGTCACTATTTTCAAGTAACCAAATCTCACAACATATTGGTTCTCTATCTTGAAGTTTATATCCATATTCTGGTGGCCAATAAAAATAATTATTTATATAAATCATATTTATAGAAACCAATACTATTAAACTTAACATTCTTATTCCTTTGTTTCTCTCTAATGGTAATATTGATTTATAGATAACTAGACCTAATAAAAACCCATTTACCAACCCATTCCAATGAGCAAAATATGCAGTATTACTTTTTGTAAAAATAAAAAATATAATATCAAAAAATAAGGAAATAGTTGGTATTGTTAATAATACTGAAATCTCTATTCTACTTAATGCATTTAAATTAAAAGTTAAATGTGATAATAATGATCCTATTAATGCAAAAACTCCATCTGAACAACCTATATATGTCACATATGGATCTGTATAATAAACAAAAAATCCAGATGATAATTTACTAAAAATGTATAAAAATAATAAAACAAAATGATGCTGATACATCTCTAAATAATTTGATACTGAATAAAACATCATTACATTAAATAATATATGAAAAAAATTACCATGTACAAATCCTGATGTTATAAATCTCCATATTTGATATCTTTGATCACTACAATCAGGCCAATTTGAAACAAATGTTAACTTTAAATCTTCACGATCAGGATTCATTGAATCTATTGATCTTTTATCTACTATTGCTGCAATAAAATAAAAACCAATGAATATTAAACTCATTAAATAAGTAAAATACCTTGTTTTTCTTAAATGATCAAATATTATTTCATTAGTATATAATCTATAAGAATTATTTGTAGATCTTCTTCTTATTGGAGAAGGTGTAAATGTATATTCACTTTCTTCATCTGACAACTCGAAATCAATATCTATTTCAAAAACATTAAGAGAAGTATCTGTCATTAATATAATTTATAAAATAATATTTATATTATCTATAATATATAAAAAATGTATAAAATTGCACATAGGGGATATAGTGATTTACATAAAGACAATACTATGCCATCATTTCTTGCTGCAATTGATAATAGTTTTGATATTATTGAATTAGACATACAACTAACAAAAGATAATATAATCATTATTTTTCACGATACATTTATTAATGATAAATTAATTGAAAATATGAATTATAAAGAAATAGTTGCAATTGATCCTGATGTTATTACATTGAATGAACTTTTTGAAAAAATTAATGATTATAATATTAATATTTATTTAGATGTAAAAGGTAGTGATTTTATTTGTGTATTTTTACATAAAATTCTTATGCAATTAAATGATTTTCAAAAAATATTAATTGGTAGTTTTAATACAATTATTTTAACTAGAATGTATCAATTAAATAATAAATATAGTTTAGGACTTATTACTGAAAATGTACTTGATAATGTTATGTTGAATTATTATGTAGGTGAATATAACTTAGCTTTTGTTTGTTTTCATTGGACTGCATTGAATCATAGCTCAATTAATTTTTTAAAATCAAAAAATGTATTAGTTTTTACTTACACTTGTAAAAATCACATTTTTAAAACTTTTATTGATAAATATTTTGTAGATGGTATTGTTTCTAATTGCAAATTGTAAAATAATTCAACAATATAAAGATATAATTATTATAATTAATATAATAATTACTTGTGTTATGTCAGCTTTTTTGTTAAAACAAAATGAATTATTAGAAAATAACAATTTTGAAGAATTAAATTCTTTTATTGAAAAATCAGATTTGTCTATGGAACCTTATTTTATTAGTATGATTCCTGAATTATTAAATAAACTTACTGATTATAAAAGTTCTGAACAAGCTAAAGAAACTGGTAACAAAATTATTGGAAAAATGAATGTGTTTTCAATGAAAATTTATATGGATGTTTTATATGAAAATTTTGAATCTCTTAAATGGCAAATTAAAAAAGGATCATTAGTTTTATTAGGTTTATTTGCAAAGCATCAAAAAGAAGTTGTGCAATATAATTTACCTAGTATGATATTGAAATTGATAAATATGGCTAGTGATATAAAAATGGATGTCAAAAAACAAACTCGTTCTTGTTTTGAAGAATTATGTTCAGTTATTGATAATGTTGATATTACAAAAATTATTCCTGATGTTATTAATGCTTATATGGAACCTGTAAAATATACTGAAAATGCATTAGATGTATTGGTTGCTACTAGTTTCATCAATGAAGTTGATATGCAAACACTTGGTCTATTGGTTCCTATTTTAACAAAAGGTATGAGAGAAAAAAAGGTAGCTGTTAAACGTAGAGCTGCATTAGTTATTGGTAATATGTGTAAATTAGTAAATGATCCAAGAACAGCTGCATATTTCTATCCCATTTTGAAACCAGTTTTAGAGCGTGGAATTGATGAAATTGCTATTGAGGAAGTTCGTAAAGTTTGTCAAAATTCTTTAAATACACTTCAAAGAGTTAGTAGTGAAGCTGCAGAGATTTCAGATAATGTTATGAAGCAAAAAGATCTTTATGAATGTATAAAAAAATATAGTAGTGAATTAGAGGTTGAAGATATTATTTTAACTCATATTTCAAAATGTTGTGAAGGATTAGTTTTATCTAACAATCGTAAATACAATGATTGGGAGCAATGTATACTTCCATATTTGAAAGGAGAAGCAGAAGAAATTAAGAAAATAATTGATCAAGTTCATAAAGAAGGTATTGAAAATTTAACACCAGAAAAAGTTGATCCAGAAGATGAAGAAGAAGATTTATGTAATGCTCAATTTTCATTAGCTTATGGTACACGTGTTTTATTACATCAAACACCATTTCGTGTTAAAATTGGACGTAAATATGGTTTAGTTGGTCCTAATGGTGCTGGTAAATCTACATTAATGAAGTCTATTGCTGGTGGAAATTTACAAGGTTTTCCAACTCATTTAATTACAGTTTATGTAGAATGTGAGATTATTGGAGAAAAGGCTGATATGAGTGTTTTTGATTATATAATGACAGATGATAAAGTTAAGAAATGTGATTGTAGTGAAGAAAAAGTAAAAGAAATGTTAACATCAATGGGTTTCGGTGTTTCACGCACTGCTGCGGCAATAGACGCAGCTGTTAGTACACTTTCTGGTGGTTGGAGAATGAAACTTGCATTATCAAGAGCTATGTTATTGAATCCAGATATGTTGTTATTAGATGAGCCTACAAATCACTTAGATCAATTTGCTGTTAAGTGGTTAACAGAGTATATTCAAAATCTAAAAACTTGTACTTGTTTGATTGTTTCTCACGATACCAAGTTTTTAGATGCTGTTTGTACAAATATTATTCATTACGAGAACTTGAAACTTAAATCATATCGCGGTAACTTGTCTGAATTTGTAAAACAAAAACCTGAAGCTAAAGCATATTATGAACTTTCTAGTGATATTATTGCATTTAATTTTCCAGAACCTGGACCACTAGAAGGTGTTAAATCTCTTACAAAAGCTGTATTAAAAACTAAAAATATTTATTTTCAATATCCTACTGCACCACAACCTCAATTAATTGATGTTTCTATTCAATGTTCTTTAGCATCTCGTGTTGCTGTGGTTGGTGTGAATGGTGCTGGTAAATCTACATTAGTAAAAGTAATGGTTGGAGAATTAGAGGCTGATCAAGGTATTGTTGAGAGACATCCTAATTTAAGAGTTGCATATGTAGCACAACACGCATTTGCACACATTGAAGATCATTTAGATAAGACACCAATTGAATATATTATGTGGAGATACAGAGGTGGAATCGATAAGGAATCTGTTCAAAAGGATTCTATTACTATGACCAAAGAAGAAATGGAACAAATTCGTAAAAAGGCTAAAGAAGAGCAAACTGGAATCATTGAAGAAATTAAGTCTAGAAGAACTGGTAAAAGAGAACACGAATATGAAGTTATTTGGGAAGGTCAAGGAAGAGAAGATAGTTGGCATACAAGAACAGAAATATTACAAATGGGTTACAAGAAGTTATTAGATGAAAAAGATCAACAAATTGCAGCAGAATCTATGTTGGGTCAACGTAAATTAACAACTGGTGAAATTCAGAAACATTTGGATTGTTTTGGTTTAGAACCAGCTTTTGCAGAGCATACACGTATGGGTGCTTTATCAGGAGGTCAAAAAGTAAAGGTTGTATTAGGTGCAGGATTATGGAATTTGCCACATTTGGTTATATTGGATGAGCCAACTAACTTCTTGGATCGTGATTCATTGGGAGCATTAGCATTGGCAATTAAAGAATTCAAAGGTGGTATTTTTATGATTTCTCATAATTCAGAGTTTTACGAGGCATTGTGTCCAGAAAAATGGATTTTGGAGTCTGGAAGATTAACTGTTATGGGAGCTGAATGGATGGAGGAAGTAGAAAAAGCAAGAAAAAAAGCTGAAAAACTAGCTTCAAAACAATTAAATTTTAAGCAAGAAGAAGAACAAAAAGATGCATTAGGTAATACTATTGCAAAAGCACCTGAAGAACAGAAAGAATTAAATAGATCAGATAAAAAAAGATTACAAAAATTAAGAAAAGATATGATGAAAAGAGGTGAAGACACCTATGAAATAGATATTCAATTAGGTTTAGAATAAATAATTAAATAATAATAATTTAAATATTCATTATTATTATTATTATGGAAAGACTTGGAACTAATTATGGTGGATGGTATGTACCAAAAAATATGGAATTAAATGAAAATAGTATTATATATTCTGGAGGAGTTGGAGAAGATATTTCATTTGATATAAAAATACAAGAAAAATATAAATGTAATATTTTTTTAATAGATCCTACTGAAAAAGGTTTAATACATTTTAATGAAGTTCAAGAATACTATAAAAATGGTAAACAATTTTTAGGAAATATTCAAAAAGATTATATTCAATCTATACAAAACAATAAACCTGATTTTAGTAAATTTTATTATTTTAATATTGGTTTATGGAATTGTCACGATAAATTAAAATTTTATAAACAAAATAATAAAAATTATGTATCACAATCTTTAATAGAAAATATGTTTACTCAAGAATATGATGAAGTTAATGTTACCACTATCAAATCTCTAATGGAAGAAAAAAAACATAAAACAATTGATTTATTAAAATTAGATATTGAAGGTGCTGAAATTGAAGTCATCCAACAAATGTTAGATGATGAAATTTTTCCAAAATACATATTAATAGAATTTGATTTATTTTTAAAAAAAAAAGATCCAGGTAATAAGAAAACAAATGATCTTATATCAAGACTTTTATCTTTAAATTATATTATCCTTATTAATGACAATTATAATATTACTTTTTATAGAAATTATTAATACATTGCTCTAACATAATGTTTTCCATTTAAAATTTTCACTTGAGTTGTTCGATTAATACTATTGTTATTTATTTTTTTTTCTGTCTTATAAACCATATCTTCTCCAAGATAATCAACTAATGCCTCATATAACAAATCCAATTGTTTATTATTAAATCCAATATAAATATCAGAAACCAAGCAAAAATTTGACCATCTTAATTGACGTATTCTATTATTACTATCTTCTTCATTTTTATTTTCAGGTATTTCAATCATAAATCCACCTTCAGCTCTATTCAATAGTTGCAATTCTTCACTACCTTCTTCACGTTTTTCATTATAATAATTTAATATTGGATCATATCCTCTTGGTAATACATTTGTGTTTAAACCAATAATATATGCCATTCTAATAATAATATATGTTTTATTATCTCCAATATTAATCATATTTTTTTTCAATTTTTTATATTTTTTTAAAAAATTGAATCTAAAAAATCAAACCATAAAGGTGTGTATAATCAAATAGTATTTTAATAATGTTAAATTCAAGTTCTGTAAAAAATAATGGATGTCATTTATGTTTTATTTGTTTATATATATTTGCAATTTTAATTCTATTGGCAGCAGCTTTATCTTATTACATATTTGGAATTATATTTCTAATACAAGATTATAATGTTTCAAATGAATGTAAAGGTTCTTCCTTGTGGGAATATGTTCTTGTTTCACTTATTTTATCAACTTCTTACTTAAAATATAAAAATGATGGAGAAGAAAATGGCGTTGATAAACAGGTTGTTTTATTGGTTTTATTAGGTATTATTAATTTAGCAATATCCATTTGGGGAGGTCTAGAATTATTTTACAAATCTTGTGATGATTTAGATGAATCTAATTTATGGATTTTTGGAGTTGCTTCTTTTGGATTACAATTATTGAATGTATTTATTTGTGTTATTGTATTTCCAATCATTGTATGTTGCTTAATTTTTAAAGAAAATGATATTAATAATACTAATAACAATGATGTTAAACTAACTATTAACACCAATGTTTAACAAATATCTTTTGTCTTATTTAAACCATATTTTTTATCTATATACTTCATATCTTTTGTTATCAATTTACATTGCTTCTTATTATTATTTCTTCTATAAATTCTTAGTATATTAAATCTACCTTTTTTTGCTACTGCTGCTTGTCTTTGAGTTTTATTTGCTTTTGAAACTTCTTTTCGTATTCCTTCATTAATAGCCATCTTTCGTTTTAATGTTGAATAGTTCAATCTATATTTATGTTTCTTGTTTGAATCATCTATTTTTCTTAACTTTGGTAATATTACTCTATTTTTTCTTGTTTTTCCCATTATATATTATAATAATATTTTATAGATATTATTATACATTTACAAATTATCCTTTAATTCTATCATCATTGCCATTATTATTTTTATACATTTCTTGTAAATTGCTTTCTCCATTTCATCTGGTAATACATCTATTTCATACTTCTTTCCTAAAAATTCAAAGGTTGTTACTCTTCCTATATCCACCTCATCTCTGAATTTCTCAAACCAATTATCCACCTTTTCATCTACTATTTCACTCCAAGATTTTGTTTTTTCACTTTGAATTTTATCTATTATTGCTTTTAGTGCTGCTACTTCTGTTTTTAATTCTTCATTCTCTCTTGACAAAGTATCTAAACCTTTTGTATTAGACATTATATACATCATTTACAAAAAATTGATTCATAGAATTTTAATTCATATTGTCATCATAATAAAATGATGTTTTTAATTATTAACATTTTACTATGTATTCTTTGTGTTTCTTCCTACAAATTTACTACAAAAATAAATTCTATTACTTATGATTATGAAATACCAAAATGGGTTTATAAAAGAAAAATTTTTAAACAAAATAAAATTCCCAGATTTAGTAAATATCACAAAAAAAAAAGAGTAAAATTGATTACTGAAGAAGAAGCACAATACAATGCTATTGATGTTTGTAATTTACCTTTTGGATTACTTCAAAAAAATATATAATTATATTATAATATGAAACGACCTGTTAGAGATCCTAAAAATGGTACTTACAAAATTAAAGGGAAAAAATATAAAGAACTCTTTGGCTCTAGAGAACAAGTCTGGAATGGAAATGCTTATAAAACTAAATATGGCCTAACAAAAGAAGGACTTTTTTTTAATGATAAAACTGGAAGAATTGTTTCTTTAGATAAACATGTTTCTGCCAAAGATGAAATGCGTTTAGTAAAATACGGATATGGAGCCAAAAAAGGTGAATTTGGTTATGTTAAATTAAATAAAACTAAAAAAAATAAAACTAGAAAAAATAAAGAAAATTAATCAAGTAATATTATCTTTGTTTAGTATATAATGACTAGTTTCGAACATACTATCGGATCCCCTTTGTTGGTTTACAGAGGAAAAAAACACCACACTAAAAGTGGATTGACTAAAAAACACCTTATGAAGTACAAAGGTAGAGTTGTTTCTAAGAAGAAGCATAAACAAGGTATGAAAGCCATCAAACGTTTGAAAAAGTTGGGATACAAGGCCAAAAAAGGTACTTTTAAATTATTCCAAAAAGGAGGTAACAAAACCGCAAAGAATCTTTAATTAAATTTAGCAATATTTATTAAACAAATATCTTCTTTTTCCTGACTTTTCCCTTTTCCATTTTGGTTAGGTTCATATGTCCATAACCAAGATGTATCATTATCCCAGTCCAACCTCATATTATTATATTTAGCTATATCTGTTGTCCTTATCCTATAATTACATTTTTTATAAAATCTCTTTCGAGTCTTCCATTGGTTTTGGAAACAATCATGCGTATCTATTATATCTACAACCACTGGACTATCATGTTTCATTCTTAATATTCTACCCACTGATTGTGTTATATCTGTTTTAGGTGTTGCCATTACTAATCTACTTAATGTTTTTATATCCAATGCCTCTGCAGCCATTGCATAAGTTGCTATTACTATTTGTTTTGTTTCTGTTTCTTGCAAATCTTTCTGCTTCATTCCTCCTACATAATAACCAGCTGTTGCAATATTATTGTGTAATATCTTATCATGTATATATGTTAATAAATTTCTATTATGAGCTAAAACCATTATTTGACCATCTTCATTTTCATCTAATAAATCTTTAACCACTTTTACTATAAAATCACTTCTTGGACCAAATTCACACAACTTTGATATCATTGTACTATACTTAATTTGACCTCTAAAATCTATCTCTACATCATTAAAACTTGCATCATTTGTTTGAAATTCTATTCCTCTTACACACACTAAATCATCGTTTTTACGTTGCTCTGAATATATCTTCTCTCCAATAAACATATACAATAATTTTGTTAATTTATCTTTTCTTTCTACAGTTGCTGATATTCCCAACATATATGGTGTAATTGTTTTTAATAATGTTTTTGAAAATTCTTCACTACCTATTCTATGCACTTCATCTATTATTGTTAAACCAAATTGTGCATATATTTCTTGTGGAAATTCCTTATTGTACATTGTTTGTATCATTCCTATCACTACATCCTTATCTTCCACATCACATACACTTGCTTGGATTTTTCCTATTCTTGTTCCAGGCATAAACTCTATTATTCGATCTATCCATTGATTCATTAAAAACTCTTTGTGAACCAATATTAATGTCTTCTTCTTTAAATCACTTATTATTTTTAATGAGAGCACAGTCTTTCCACGTCCACAAGGTACTTCGAGTATACCTCCCGATTTATTTGGATTTTTTTTTACATAATCTAAATATATATTTACTATATTTATTTGATAATCTCTCAAATTTCCTGTAAAATTTACATCTATATCCATACCTACTTGTAATCTATTCTCATTTGGATCTCCAAATTTTTCTACTCCATAAAATCTTGGTACATATATTTTTTTTTCATTTTCTCTATAAATATTAAAACCTTGACTATCATTCTTATTAAAACCTTTTCCAGGAATAAATGGTTTCATAAATAAATCCTTTTTTATAGTTTTTATTTCCTGATTTGACAAGTCATCTTTATACAAAGTATATCCTTTATTACCTAGATAATTGTTTTTCATTATACATTTATTATTTATAATTTATTTTTAAATCAATTTTGTGTTTACATTTAAAAAATTGAAAAAAAACTGAACAATTAATTAGTATTCATTAACAAAACAATTTATTATGGAAATTACTAACGAACAACAAATCAATATTATGGAAATTACTAATATTGAAAATCCTGTAGAACTCAAAGGTAATGAAAAAAGAATTGCATCGTGCAAAAAAATTGGTGGTGAGAAAAAACACAAGGGTCATAAGAGAGAACAAGATTTTAATAAACAATATAATCCTGAAAATAATGAAAAAAAGATTGAATACGGACCAACTTCTGACTCTAATATCGCAAATAGTCACACTATTTGCGATAAGTTAACAGAAAAACTAAATTTACAAACTACTTCTTTCAATACTAGCAATAAAAGTGGCAATAATATACAATTTACTCTTGGTGTTATTCCTGAGTTAAAAGATATTACTGCAGAAACATTAAATTCTGATAAAGAATTAGTAAGAAGTATTTTTAGTAAATATTTAAAAAAAACTCATAGTAGTAAACCTGCAGATCTTTTGGTTTATAAAGATAATGAGAAAAAAGAATGGATATTTTTCAAAATGGATGATATTATCGATTATATTTGTAACAATTGTACTTGGAGAATGTTAGATTCGGGTAGATTAAAAGGTGATTTTACTGATTCTTCCACAAAAGGTTCACGCCAATATATTACATATGAATATAGAAGAACCAATAAAAGTTACTTTCTTGGACTTAATGGTGGGGCTGGTATTAGGTTTATTGAATTATTAAAAAATGAAACATATGGAATTCCTTATTATGTTGATAGTTTTAATTATGAAACTACGATGGCCAACTAATTATAAATATTTCGTGGGATTCTTTTATATTGTCTTCCTTCTTAGACTCTATTCTATTTTTACCTATTCTTGTTTCTCCTTGTCCATATGTATATTGCCATTCTGGATATTCAAACTTATACTCTTTATACCAATCTCGAATAGTTGAACAATTATTGTATGTTATCAAAAATCCTCCTTTGTGATTTTTTAACAATTCACACATTTTTTTATGATCGAAATTATTATGATGAATCGCAAAATTACAATTCGGATACATTCCTTTAAACATTTTACTATCACCTTCCAAATAATATGGTGGATCCAAAAATATAAATTCATCTTTATGCTTTTTTATTACTTCTTCGAAATCTGAACACTCTACACTGAGATTTGTTAAATTTAAACTCTCTAAATACGCAATTCTTCTTTTAAATTTATCTTTTTTTATTTCATTTGAACTTGGCCATCCTAAAAACATTGGTCCATAAGATAATGTCATATTGTAATAATAATATACTGCCTGCATTACTTCATTATCATCCAACAATGTTAAATCTTTCTTCTTCAATTCTACTTCTTTCAATGTTTTATAATTTAAATCTTTTGGCTTTATTTTATTCCAATAATTCAGTAATACGTGTCTATTATAAGTAAATTCTTCCTTGTTTATTTCAAATTTTTTTAATTCTTTAATAAAATCTTCTTTTTTATGTATTAATACATTCCAAAAATTTACCAACATATTGAATATATCATACCCGATTACATTTATACCTAAGTTTTGTGATACACATAATTCAAATGATCCTCCTCCAAAAAACGGAGATACTATTGTTTTTCTTTTTAATTTTGGTAAATTATCTAATATTAATCCTATTGCTTTTGATTTTCCACCTGCATATCTCAACGGAGATATTGTTACTCTCTTATATTTACCATCTTTATTTCTTATTTTTGTTAAATAATCTGATAAGTATTTCTCTTCTTTCTCATAACTCATAATATATATTTAATCTATTATAAGTTTATTCTTAAAATCAATTTTTTAAATTAAAAAAGTTTATTTACTTTTTTGATTTTTTATTCCTTTTTTTTGTTTTACCACCTGTTGATTTTGCTCTTTTTAATGGTTTTGGTGATGTTGTTTCACCTCTCTGTGATTGGCTATATTCAAGACGAGCTGCAGGTGTTAGTGATGGTTGACCAGATATGATATTTAAAGTTGCCATTCCTGGTATTACTACATTAGGTGTTCCTTGAATTGGTGTTTGTGATCTTGTTGATCTTTTCTCTTTTCTTGCTTGTCTTTTCTTATATGTTTTATTTGGCATTATATATTGTATTAATATTTAAAATCATCTAGATTCTCTATTTTCACATTTAATTTTTCCGCATCCAATATTTTTCCTGATTTTTCTTCTTTATTTTTTACCAACAATATATCTGTTTTTTTATTTACTCCAGAAGTTATTTTTACACCTACTTCTTTCAATTTATTCTCTAAATCTTTATCTCTAAATCCTGATATTACTATTGTTTTTCCATACAATGGATGAGATGTATCTATCTTTTTTGGTGATTTTATTTTTACAACTAGTTTATTTTCTAATTTACATTCTTTTAAAAACTTTTTAAAATCATCTATATGAGCTACAAAAGAATCTGCAGTTTTCTTCTCTATTCCTTTGATTTTTTGTAATCTCTCTACATCCACTTTTGAATCATTCAATATATTTGGATAATCATTTAATATTAATTCTATCTTTTTCTCACTGAAACCCCGACTAAATACATTTGAATGTGCTGCTATCTCTATTATTGTTGCTTTTTCTATCTTTTCTCTTATACTATTATACACTTTCTCTGCCATCTTCTTTTTGAATCCTTCCACTTTTAAAAAGTCCTCTTCTTTCATATCTAATATTTTTGGTATACTATCATAACCTGCTTTCATAATTTTAACTACATTACCACTTCCCAATCCATCCACACTTAATCCTTTGAAAAATCCTGTTATGTTTTTCTCTAACACTACAGAATCTGATGATTTATCTTTTAACATTATATCTACATGACTTTCATTCCAAATATAATCTATATCTGGCATCTTTGCCTCTGATGCTGGTGATGTAACTGATTTTATATATGGTATTACATCTCCTGATCTTACTAACATTATTATTGCTCCTATTCCTATTTTGTTTGTCTCTATGAATGCCCCATTAAAACCTGTTGCATATGTTATTGTTACACCTCCTAATTGGATTGGATTTATTTCTACTCTAGGTTTCAAATATCCATCTTTTGAAGGTGACCATTTTACATCTACAACGTGTGCTTCTGCTATTTGATCAGATAATACCATCTTAAATGCAAATGCATGTTTTGGATTTCCAGACAATCTCTCATAAATTCCATTATTACAAACAATAATTCCATCAATCTCATAATCGTAATTTAATCTCCAATCTTGTAATACATTGGATAAGAATTCATTTGTTAACAACTGAGATTCAATAATATTAAATTTTACTGGTTGAATATTCATATTTTCCAACAATCTCATTTGATCAACAGGTAATATTGCATTATTTCCATAATCTGGATGTTTTATCAATTCATATGCCACAAAATTCAAATCTCTATATTTTTCAACATTTTCCTTTGTTAATTTTGTTTTTTGATTTACTATTCCTGCTACTAAATTACGAGGATTTGCAAATTTTGTTTTATATTTCTCATCGAATAATCTCTTAGAAATTATAAATTCTCCTCTAATTACTAAATTTGGAGCTGTTGGTAATTGTAGATAAGGTATCATATGACTTATATCTTGACCTATTTTTCCATCTCCTCTTGTATATAATTTTGCTTTCTCTCCTTCTGTTGTATAGAGACCACTTACACCATCTAATTTACAGGAAATAACATATGGACCTGTATATTTTTGTTTCCAATTTAACAATACATTTGTATCTGGCTTTATTTTGTCCATTGACCACATCTCATAAGGTAATTTTACTTTGTTTTTTACTACATTTGCTCCAACATTTTCTAGTATCTCACTCTTTGGATATTTTGATTTCATATAATCATGCAAAATATCATATTCATTATCTGTCATTAATGGTTTACCTTTAGTGTGAAATGCATCATTTGCTACATCAATCATTTGTGTTAATTCTTTTTCTGTTGAATTTTCTACAATTTTGATTCCATTTTTTTTGAAGTCTTCAATCTTCTCTAATATTTTAGTTTTTTTATTTGAATCTCTCTTTTTTCTGGTTGTTCTTTTAGGTGAATTCTCAGACTTTGGTTGAGAGATTTCTATTATTTCTTCCAATTTATCGCTATTTCTCTGAGAAGGTTCTCTGTATTTTATTTTTAAGAAATCAAAAATATCTTTTTCTGATTTAAATTCTTGAATTAGTTTATCTCCTTTTTTCTTACCTTCCATTTTAGAGAATCCATGTTCATTTAAGGTAAAACCTAATTTTAATGATCTCTCTCTTACAGAAGTATTGAATTCTTTGCTTCCAGTAAAGTACAAAATTGCAAATGGATATTCTTCCTGTGTAGTAAATAAGAAATCAACACGTCTAGCATATAAAGCATTTGGTAATTTTGTAATAACTAAGCATTTACAAGGACCTCTTGATAACACTTCAATAATTATGTTTTTATTTAGTAATAAATCAACAAATTTTGTAAAGAATTCTTTATTTTGAGAAGTTAAAATTACATCAATATCTCCTGATGTTGCTGCACCTCTTCTATAGCTACCTACAATTTCCATATGACCTTCACTACCTGTTTCATTAAATGCATCTTTGAATATTTTTTCATAAATTTCTATTTCATTTCTTGGTATTCTCTGTAAAATATCATTATAATATTTCAATCCAATTAATTGTTTATCATTTAGATGCGTTTCTTTTACTTTTTCGAGATCATCTAGAGATAGAATATTTTTTGATATAAGATCTTCTGCTTTTTTCTCTCCAATTCCGTAAATATTAAGAAATACATCGATTGCTTTTTTTTTGTTTTACAAGATCTTTATTTTCATCTAAAACCCTCAATGTTTTTTTAGATTGATAATCTTTCAACTTTTCAAAAATAGTTACTCCTATTCCTGGAAGACCTTTTAGTTGATCTGGTGTTGTAATAGTAGCGTTGAAATTTTGAATTGATTCTTTTGCATTTACATATGCTTTTGCTCTCATAAAATCCTTCTTCTTTCTCATAATATAGGCTAGATTGTCCATTAATTCAAGAAAAGATGGTTTAAGATCTGTGGATTCCATAATAATAGGTTCAGTAGATATTTTTATATTCTCTTTTTTCTCTCCGTTTTTATTCAATTTTTTGGTATAAATTTTTTTTTTAGGAAATATTTTGATAGTGATATTTTCCTGAGACATATGAGAATTTATAATATATTAATAGAAATTAATCAATATATAATTTCTATTATTAAAATATAATGGTTAAGATTATGAAATTAAATGTTGAACCTTTAGAAGTTGTAGTATTTATACTATTTCTTTTATATTTAATTATGCAAGTAAAGACACCTGAAATGTTGAAACCTCTTATTAATGATCCTGTTGGAATGGTTGTAATTATTCTTGGTATACTTTATTTGTTGTATTATACACATCCTATATTAGGTATTTTAGGTATATTTGTTGCATATGAATTGATGAGACGTAGTGCTATGAAAAATGTTAAACACGTTTCTTTTGCTCCTACTACAGAGAGAAAAAAGGCTAAAGATATGAAAAAAATGAACCCTCCTAAGTACACAACATTAGAAGAGAAGATGGTTGAAAAAATGGTTCCTATGAAGAAAACCCAAGATTATTTAGTTAGTTCATACAAACCTGTTTTACAGGATACTCACTCTGCTCTTCCTTTAAAATAAATTATAAAATTTTATACATATTTATAATTTATTCTTATTACATATTGATAAGTTTCCAAAATCCAAACAAAGGTATATAATTTGACTTATCTTTGTAAATATATTCTGTCGTGTTTGGTTGAGGACTAATATTAATAGAATCAGGTGCACCCAATTTTAAAAATGATAAAACTGCACCAAAAAAAACAGCAAAAATAATCAAAGCTACTCCAATATTTGGCTTATCAAATGCTAATCCTAATCCTAATCCTAATAGACAATAAAAAATGAATATATCTATTATGTGCCAACCGAATGCGGTTTTTCTTAGATTTTCATCATCACCATCTTGGAAAGCTTTTTTCAATGTATTCATAATAAAATATATGTAAATGAATACAAAAATTAATAATCCAAATGCAACTATAATAGCAATAAATGTATCTTTGTATTCTTTCTCTAATGGATTTACTTTAATATATGATTTTTCTGGATTATTTGCTACCTCAATCTCTTGACAATCCATATCTTGAGTTCCTGTTATAATGTGATCTAATTCTGTTTCACCATCTTTTATGACAAATTTATTTTCTAACCCTTCTGTTACATTTTTTGTAGAGAGATCCGATTGAATTAATATTGGTGTTTGAAAATATAAATCGATTTTATCCATTGATTGAGAGATCTTGCAATTATCATCATCATTTAATAGTGTATTTAGGTTAATTTCTACTTCTTTTTTCTCTTTTATTAAAACATCTATAATATTTGGTTGAGTAGTTGGATTTGTAACCAATGGAAAATGTAAAAATATGGGTTTATTGTGATTTGTAATTGGCTCATTCTCTATAACTAACTCTTTATTTACTCCATCTTTTATGAAAATTTTCTGAGAAACATATGAATTCATATTTCCATTATCAACAAATAATAAATTTGGTTGATTGGGTTTACCTATATACGAATAAATATTATGATTTATAGGAATAGCTAAAATATTATAATAATTAAATTTGATTTCTTTTGAATGGTCCATTATAGATTATATTAAGAGATTTATTTTTTGTATATATTTAATAAGGTAAATAGTGAAAAGTACTATTCTCATAAATTGTTGCTTGAAATGTATCTTTGTATCCTTCAACATAAACTGAAGCATTATTCGTAATTGGATCACATCCATATTCTGATGAACAACTTTTACCATTTACTGAGATTGGAAGCTTAGTATTGAGAGATCCTGTATTAGAAATAGTATAATATTGCCATTTATCTCTACCAGCCATATGTCTTCTACCCATGAGAGGTAATATTAGATTATCACCAACACCATTATTAACTGTTAAAATACCCAATTGACTATAATTTGTTGTAAGCCCACGAGTCTCTATATTAACAGGTACTTGAATAGGTGGATGACCACGTATATCACTAGAATCTCTCCTAAAATACATACCATCATCTTTGAGAGGTGGTGCATATGGATCATTAAAAACATCATTTCTTGTAGAAATACCAACCAAAGGATTTTGAGGTATCAATTGTTTTTGAACAACAACTTTTTTATAATTCTTATTATTGGTGAGAGCATTCATATAAATCAAATAAAACACTAAAAAACCAATAATACATAAGAGAACAAAAGTTAAATTCTCTAGACAAATTACACCAGGAGGACACTTTTTTGGCATATTTATATAATATGAATATATAAATATAAAATTAGAATGGAGAGATTGCAGATAATAAAATAGACGATAAATTGAGTTTTTTATCTCCAAAATCTGGGAATGGGAAAGGTCCTGGATTACAGCTGTAACATTTCTCTATTATTTCAGGAGAATATCTAAATACGTGATAAGTTGTGAGATCAAAGAAAAAACAATCAATACCATCAACAACTTTCCATATTCCTTTTTCTATTTTATCTCCAGTACATCCCATAACCCAAAAGAGAAAACGAAATGGTAAATATAAAATTTGACCAATTATCTCTAACATATACCAAAAGAAACAACCTCTAAAATTAGCAAACCAAGTTAATGAACATTTTGCAAAATTAAAGATCCAAGTTACTACTTTCACTAGATATTTCCAACCAAACAATCCAATCATAAATACATATTTTAATATTTTCATACTTGGTTTCCAATTTTTAATTTGGGTTTTAATTTGTCTCATTTTTAAATAAATTTTCTCTTTAATATGAATCATAGCTGCCTGCATTTTTTGACTTATAAACTTAACATTTCGATCAATTTTTGAATATATTGAATTTGATGTTCTATTTGCTTGTGCAACTACTGCTTTTGATGATTTACTTACTTCATCAACTACTGCATTTGCTTGACGTTGACCTGTACTTGCACCTAAAACAGCTGCTTGTCCACCTAATGTTGATCCTAAATTTGCTGCTGCAGTACTCATAGATATAGCTTGATTTGCCATTGAACTAGCTGCTTGAGAAACAAATTGACCAACTTGAAATGGTACAGCTAATGCAGCATCTTTCATCATTGATCCTGCCATTACAACAGATGGTGTTAGACCTTCTTTTTGAGATTCAGAAAATATTTTATCAATTAAAAAGGTTAAAATAATAAGAATACAAATAGAGATTAATACTTTTTGAAAGATATCCATATGTTTATATAACTAATATATATGAACATATTAATTTGATTTTAATGACTATTACGCTTAATAGTCATAATTTTGATTCCCATAAAAATTATATTTGTTTTAATAGTATTCCTAAGGAATCTTTTCATTTTTTCCTATATATATTGTTTTCAAATAAATACATTTGAATTATTCTTTTTTACTAATTTTTTCCATTTTTTCTAAATTCTCCATAAAATTCTCAGCTCTTTGTAACATAGGTTCCAAATTTTGCATATTTTTCATTAACTTATTTTGCTTTTCTAATAAATCTTCTGTCTCTAATTCCAAACCTTGTAATCCTTCACTTTTCAAAGGTTGAAAATTACTTTTATTTTTCTTGTTTTTCTTTCCTTCTTTATTTCTCTTACCTTCTTTATTTTTTTTACCTTCCTTTGATTTCTTTTTACCATTTTTATTTGTCATACCTTCTGTTGTGCTTTCTTCTTTGTAATTTTTTGCCTCCTCTTTTAAAGCATCATAAATATTTTGTTCAGTCTCATCTAATCCTTCTAAATCATCTTCTTCTCCTTCAATTACTTTATTAAAAAACTCTTTCTCTTCATTACTTAATCCTTCATAATAAGGAGTAATAAAAGAGTCTTTATTCTTTAATCCAGTTAATCCTTCTTTTGTTCTAAGCCCAGATCCAAATTTTACTACATTTGTAAAAACCATTGCTGTTGTAAAAATAACTATCATATTTTTACTAAAATAAGAAGTAATTAATCCTGTCAATATGAAAATAACAATAAATGATATTTCTCCTGCTATCATAAAAATCATCAAATCAAAAATAGCTAAAAATAAAACTAAATATAAAACATATTTGTTCTCTAAAACCTTAAAATTTGTCAACTTCATTTTTTTTTGGGCATTCTTTATTAAAGATCCTATTTGGGTTTTTGCCATTTTATATATATATAAAATATTATAAAATATATAAATTTTTTAATTAATGCGTTACAATTTTAATTTTAAAATAATAATTATTAAAATCATTTAAATCCATAACATTAATAATTTTATACTAGGATTTTCTATCCCTATATATTACTTTAGTGAAAAATGTCGAATAACACTGAAGAACCTATTTTACAAGAAACGAGTGATCGTTTTACCATGTTTCCCATTCAGTACGATGATATATATAAAATATATAAACGTCAAGTTGATTCATTTTGGAGACCTGAAGAGGTTGATTTATCTAAGGATTTAAATGACTGGAATTCTCTTAACAAAGATGAAAAATATTTCATTAGTATGGTATTAGCTTTTTTTGCTGCGTCTGATGGAATCGTTATGGAAAATTTAAATGTTAATTTTTGTAACGAAGTTCAAGTTTCAGAAGCTAGAGCTTTTTATAGTTTTCAAGCTGCTATGGAATCTATTCATTCAGAGATGTATTCAATATTAATTGATACATATATAAGAGATTCTGATCAAAAAAATAAATTATTCAAATCTTTGGATAATTATCCTTGTATTCAAAAAAAGGCACAATGGGCTCAAAAATGGATGGGTGATAAACGCTCTCCTTTTGCATCCAGATTAGTTGCATTTGCTTGTGTTGAAGGTATATTTTTTAGTAGTAGTTTTGCATCTATTTATTGGATCAAAAAAAGAGGTTTAATGCCTGGTTTGACACTTTCTAATGAATTTATTTCAAGAGATGAAGCTTTACATACAGAATTCGCCATTTTATTGTATAGTAAATTAAATAAAAAAGTTAGTAAAAAGAGAGTTATGGAAATTATTAAAGAAGCTACAGAAATTGAAAAAGAATTTATTACTGATGCATTACCTTGCAGACTTATTGGAATGAATGCCAAATTAATGAGTCAATATATTGAATTTGTTGCAGATAGATTATCCTTACAATTGGGTTATGATAAAATTTATCAATCTCAAAATCCTTTTGATTTTATGGAATTAATTAGTGTCGAAACTAAAACTAATTTCTTTGAAAGAACTAATTCTGAATATGCTCTCACTAATTGCAAAAAAGATAACAATGTTTTTGATTTTGATGTTAATTTTTAATTATTTATAAGTATACATTTTTATAAATAATTAAGACAAGTTATTTATTTTTTTAACAAACTTCTCTACGCTTTTTGCGACATTCTCTATTGCTACTTCATGATATTGAATAATATCATTTATGTAATACATAGTTGTTAATTGTACTCTTGCATTTACTTCATCTAAACTTATTCTTGGCTCTGGATCTACTGGTTTGCATTTCTCTATTCCATTATCTAGTTTTACTATCTTTTTTCTTAATTCATCTGAATCATCATGATATCCGTGTCTTGTTAAAATATTTGCTTGTTTTAATAATACTTTTGTATCACATTCTTCTGGTCCCATTATATTTTCTTGAGGAAACTTGTGAATCTTCATTAATCTATCATGTAATGGCTTTATTAATGAACCATTTAATAATTTATTTAAAGAATTTGAAGGAACATAAGATACTATTTCTGGATTTTTTGTTAAATATATTAATTCATTATCTTGTCTTTTTAAATGATTCAATAATGTTGATATATTTTGAGATATATTGTGATTTGGATTTGGTGTTACATTTTGACTTTTATAATTTGTATTGTAAACTTTTAATCTTGTTTCATGATTGTTTGTACCTATAAATAATTCATTTAATGTTTTTAATATTTCTGTTTCTGATGGATGAGAAACATTCTTAATCATACTTTTATCAGGTGGATACATCATTCCTTCTTTTATATTTGGATTAAAATAAGAATATAATAAACATAATAATATAACGATTATTAAAAATAATATTGCTTGTTTCATTTATATATATATTGAAGAAATATATTTCGATATATGATTTTATAATATCATATAAAGATATTTTAATTTTATTTTCTAGAATGTGCGGAATATTTGCATTATTAAACCAAATTTCCAATAATCCTATTTCTTATGATGAAATTAATTGTGAATTTATGAAAGGCTCTTCTAGAGGTCCTGAATTCTCTACTATTGAAAACGTTTCAATTGATTTAAAATTTGGATTTCATAGATTAGCTATTAATGGTTTAAAGAAAGATTCAAATCAACCACTCCATCACAACAATATTACTTTAATATGTAATGGAGAAATTTATAACTATAAAGAATTATTTAAAGTTTTAAAAATTAAACCTAATACTAAATCTGATTGTGAAGTCATTATACATTGCTATCTACAATTTGGCATTGAATATACTCTTCAAATTTTAGATGGTGTTTTTTCTTTTGCTCTCCTTGATAATGATCCTGAAAATACTAAATTATTTATTGCTAGAGATCCATATGGTATAAGACCACTTTATGTTCTTGAAAATAATAAAAAAGATAATATTATATGTTTTGCATCTGAAATGAAAATGATGCATAAATTCATTGATACATTCAATAATAATGCTGAAAATGATTATGCTATTAACTATTTTAAACCTGGAACTTATAGTGCTTTGATTTATCCTAATAAAATATTAGCTAAATGGAAATATGATTTTAAAAATAAAATTTATTTTAAACAAGGGTTTTCTACAAATTCTACTTTTAGTAAGAAAAATATTAACAATATTTTTATGGACATTAATTATTATTTAACAGATGCTGTTCATAAAAGATGTAGTAATACTGATAGACCTGTTGCATGTTTATTATCTGGTGGTTTAGATAGCAGTTTAATATGTGCTTTAGTTTGTAAATATTTTAGAAAAACAAATCCAAGTAAAATTATTGAAACATTCAGTATAGGAATTGAAGGTTCAGAAGATTTGAAATATGCTAAACAAGTTGCTAACTTCTTAAATACACAACATACAAGTATTGAATTAACAAAAGAAAAATTCATAGCTGCTATTCCTGAAGTTGTTTATGCCGTTGAAAGCTATGATACTACTACTATTAGAGCCAGTATTGGTAATTATTTAGTTTCAAAATATATAAAAGAAACTAGTTCAGCTAAGGTTATTTTCAATGGTGATGGATCTGATGAATTATTTGGAGGTTATTTGTATTTCAATCACGTTTCTAATTCTATACAATTTGATAATGAGTGTAGGAGATTATTGGATAATATTTATATGTTTGATGTATTAAGATCTGATAAATCTATTTCTAGTAATGGATTAGAACCTAGAACACCCTTTTTAGATAGACAATTTACACAATATATTTTATCATTATCACCTACTATTAGACACAAAGGTGGATTATTAATGGAAGATTCTTATAGTTTTAGATATATGGAAAAATTCTTATTAAGACAAGCTTTTCACGATGAAGATAATCCCATTTTACCTTATGATGTTCTTTGGAGAACAAAAGAAGCTTTCAGTGATGGTGTTACTAATAAACAAGAATCTATTTCTGAAATGATTGAAGAACATTTAGTTAACTTTGATTTTAATGAAATTGATAATAATATATACACTCATAATCCTCCAATTACAAAAGAACAAAAATATTATAGATATTTATTTGAAAAACATTATAAAGGTCAAGGACATATTTTACCATATTTTTGGATGCCCAAGTTTGTAGAAGCTACTGATCCTAGTGCCAGAACTTTAGATGTATATAAAGAACAACATTATGATTTGATGGAAAGATCTCTATAATATTTTATAATTATATATTAGATATGAGTTTACTACTTGGTTCATCCAGTGCTAATGATAATCCTAGTGATAAATTAATTAAACAAACTATTGATAGAGTTGAAAAATTAAATGATCGCTTACATAAGGTTATGGATAATGATAAAAAAAGATATTTTGTTAAAAATAATAAAGGAGAAGACATATTAATTGACCATATGAAATGTGGTAAAACTAATGGTGCTATTGATATGAATAAGTGTGGTTATTTACCTTCTAATGTTCAACTCTTAAAAGATATAAAACCTATTGAAAATTTTGACACAAATTCTACAAAATTTGTAGATGTTAATATTAAAACTGATAACAATGATAAAATTGAGAAAAAAACTATTGCATTAAGCCAATTTAAATCACTAGATTGCAATGTTTTTCAAGATAATTGTAAACGTTATAGTAAAATGATTGAAGGTGATTGTTATCCTTGTGATATTATTGAAAAAAAAGACAAGAAAAAAAATAATATGGCATTAGCCAGTATGGATGATATTGAAATTGACGAAGATGCTTATGAAAAAGCTCAAATGAGTGCATTAGGTATTGATGGATTTCAAAATTTCTATCAAAGATACGAACAACCTTTACATAATTTTAGAAAAATTAAAAAATCTGATGTACAACAAGATGAAATTATTACTGAACACACTTTTGTTATTGAACAATCTGATGATTTTAATGAATTAATCATCGAAGAAAATCTTATTACTGCCTTATATTTAAGTGGTATTTCAGTTTTAGGTCTATATGTTTTATTCAAGATTTTTGATAAATAAATTTTTTAAATATTAATATTATTTTAATATTTAATCTTTACATTCCATAACGCTTATATACTTCTAAAGCGACTAAACCACCCAATATTTGAGATACTATGTATGGAATCAAATCACTTGTATCTATCTTTCCTACAGATGCCATTACTACACTCACTGCTGGATTGATATGTCCTCCTGATATATTTGATGTTATTAATATTATCAATGCTAAAGCTGCACCAATTGCTAATGGATTTCCTGTTGCTAAAATTACGTATACAAAAAATCCTGTACCTAGAAATTCTGCTAAATAATTATTCATTATATATTATAATATAGGATTTTATTTATCTCACATGCATTAAAGGAACATAAGAACCATTATGATCATCTCCTCCTTTAGACAAATCATTGTAATTACGATTCATTGCTGTTTGTTTCTTGAACTTTATGTAATCAGATGCATCTGGTACAAACTTAACATTGGTTGTTGATGGTGGGATTGCAGTTCCATCACACTTTTGAGGAATGGATCCTATTATACTTTTCATACCTGGTTTAGAGGCATTTACCTGGTTTGGTCCTCCACAAGAATAATTCTTTCTATTCAAGAAATCACCTAAATTATTAGTTACTCGAAAAGGACCTAAAGCTGATTGCTTATTCAAATAGGTTCCTTTAGCATATGCTGTATTCCAAGAATCTCTTAATACTTTTCTTGTTAGTGATTGTTCTGAAGAATTATAGTTTCCTAGAGTTTGAGGGGCTGAGTGACCAGTGAAAGGTCCTCCTAAATTATCACTTTTTGTGTGATGCATTATTCTACTCATACAACAAGACATTATATATAGTAATATAATATATTTTTATTTCTAAAATTAATTATATGGATTCATCATTTAATTTTGTCGATGATTTCACATTACAAACTTTTATGAACAAATCTAATTATGATAAATATTTAATGAAGCATAATGAAAAAAAATACAAAGAAAAAGTTGAATATAAAAATAAATTGAATACTTTTAAAAATTCTATTATTAAAATTTTCAATGATTATATTAATAATCCTGATTTACAAATCTCACACGAACTAGATGATATGTTTTATCAATTTTCAAAATCTTGTATTAAACATTTAGAATTTGAACATTTATTAGAACATAAAGATGATGATTTTGAATCCAATGAAAAAGACGAAGATACTCTTTTTGATAAAATTGATAATGATAACGTACCACCACCACCTCAAGTTATGGATAAAATACATACATTATGGGGTAAAGCTCCTATTAAAAAATAATTTCTCTCTATATTTTAGTATAAATGAAAGTTGGCACTAAAACTAGAAAAAAACGTATTGATAATTTAGAACCCAAAAATTGTGCTCCTATTGTTCGATTAAAAAATAAAAGTGTTAATTCTTGGTCTTGTTTTACTCCTGAAATTTTAATACAATTGAGAGATGAATATAATAAGAGATATCCTGATAAAATTCTCTCAAATAAACCTAAAACTATTTGGAAATCTCTTCAAAAAAAAATGAAAAAATGTAAAAGCGAAATGTGTTGGTTAAATAGATTAGCATCTAGCAATGCGCAAGTTCGATTAAAAGAAATATTATTCTCTCCTGAAAAACCTAAAAGTTGGAATAAAGATCCTAATACTTGGTTAACTAATTTTGATATTGAAAATGTATTGAATCAATACGAGGAATCTCACAAAAACTTTGATTTTATTGGTCCCAGTTTTATTGATTTCAATTCTCAAATTGGAAATTCTTGTGTCGATCCAGAGATTTGTAATTTTAATTTAGAAAAATTCATTAAAAAAGGCAAAAATAAAATTGGAATTGTTTTTAATCTTGATAAACATAATCAAAGTGGATCTCACTGGGTTTCTTTATTTATTGACGTTAAAAATAAATTCATTTTTTACTTTGATAGTAATGGAACTGATATTCCTCCTGAAATTAAACATTTAGTAGATAAAATTGTTGAACAAGGAAAAAAAATTAATATTGATTTTAAAGTTCACATTAATAGTAAAGAACATCAATATAGTAATACTGAATGTGGAATGTATTCATTATATTTTATTATTACTTTGTTGACTGAAATGATTGCTGATCAATCTAAAACTATTCCACAATTATTACATTTTTTTAAAAAACAGAGAATTAGTGATAAAGATGTTGAACAATTCAGAAATATTTATTATAATTAATCGTATTATTATGTAATTATAATATAGTATAATGTCTCAAGCAGAAAATAAAGAATCCCAATTAGAAATTATCGATAAATATACCGATAACTTTTTAAAAACATTATTAAATATTAAAGTAAATGATGAAGAAAATGATGAATCATCCTCAACTGAAGATGATGATGAAGATGGTAGTTACGTTCTTAGTGAAATATCTGATGATTCAGGTGTAACTGATGCTTCTAAAAGTATTAAAAGTGCAATAAGTAAAATTTTTCCATCTTTTAAAGAGAAAGATTATAAATTAATTAAACAAAAAGTAGATAAATTATCAGAATTAATTGATAAAATAAAAGCTGATAATCAAAATATTTCAAAAGACGATAAAGAAAATTTAAAAAAAGAAATAAAAACATTAATTATTACTATACTTCAACTTAATAATGAAAGTAACATTATTGATGCATATGAACCTCTTTTTACAAAAAATCTAATTGTTTCTAATGAAGTTACAGATTCAAAATATAATTTAGATATACAAGATAATTCTGAAAAAGTGATTGGAATATCAGGTGTCTTAAATAAAGACTTTATTGGAAAACTAAAATATCTTGATGAAATTATTCAATTAAAAGAGAAAACAAAAGATAATGTTGAAAATATTATAGCAGAAGTTGGTAATACATCTATTAAAGAATTGGAAGATTTATTAGAAAAACAAAATAAAGAAAAAGAAGAAGCAAGAATAAAAAATGAAAATGATAAAGTAGAAAAAAAAGCAGTAGAAACAGCGGCTAAAGGAGTTCTTGGTACTTCTATTACACAAGCAGTAAAAAATCGAGTAGCAGCAAATCCAACAGGAGGAAAAAGAACATTTAAAAGAAGAAGAAAGACAAGAATTAACAAAAAGAATAAAAGAAAAACAAACAAATCTAAACAAAATAAAAAATAAAAAATGTATTTACAGATAATTCTATATTATATGTAAATTATGTCTACATTTATTAGTTATAACAATCAAACCATTTTATGGAATACTATTCAAAAAGTACCACTATTACAACAAAAAATTCAAAAAGAATATCAAGCCAATTGGTTCAGACAAATTATTGAAGATATTTATACTCAAAACCAATATAGAAATCTTAATGTTCAAGAATTAAATGAATTAAATAAACAAACAATTAGTTATATGATAAATAGTTTAAAAAAATCTAACAATGAAAACAATCAAACTACTAGTATTGAAAATTTAGATTATCAAGATACTAATACTGAATTTTCTAAAAGAGAAAAAGAATATGAAATTTTAAAAAATAACACAAAAATGAATGAAAAACCTAATTTTAATCAAACGATTGAAGACAAAGCTATTGATAATATGGATGAATTATTATATAATCAACAAATACAAAGAGATTTAGATCTGCAAGCTGTGGAAATCAAAGATTTACAAAAACCCAAAAATGTTACTTGGGATGAAAACTTGGAGGATTCTATGCAACCCATAATAAATAGAATGACTAAATTAGAAAACATTGTTGAAAATCTCACTGGTATAATTAATAAATTAGTTGAAAGAAAATTGGATAATCAAATTACTAATTCCTTAGAAAATATAATAACAAAAATAGAATTAAGTGAGTCTCAAGAAATTTGCTAAAACTGATTTATTTTTCTCTTCGTATTTAATAGTATTTAAATTTGCTTGATATTGTTTTTGTTGAATATCTTGTTCTTTTAATTTATAATTATTTTCAATAATATTTTCAGCTTTTTGTTTATCAATTGGCGTTAATGTTTGTCCTCTATCAAATTTCAAACTCTCTACAGAATTATACGTTTTTATGTTATTTATATCATTCTCAGAAACAGACATTATTGTTTCATCTTTATGAACCCTTCTCAAATCATCAAATTTCAATTTACTAAATGGATCACAATCTATATAATTATCCAATTCTTCATCATATAAATTTGTACCTCCTCCATTCAATGTTCTAATATCATTATGTTTTATAATTTTATTTTGCTGTTTTAATTGATTAAATTGAGCACCCATATTATCTTTTGTTGTATTATTCATATCAAATTGTGGTGATTCATTTTTAAACCAAGAATTATCTATTGATTCTTTTTTTATTATATTCTTCTCAAAAAGTGTATTAAATTTTTTTTGAAAATCACGTTCATCCATATTTTTCATTACGTTATCCATTTGTTGTTTTATTTCTTTTGAATTACTACTATCCAATGCTTCATAGTCTATTTGTTCTTTTGGTACTTCTACTGATTCTTTCACTTTGTTTTCATAAAAACTATAAATAATCTCAAATGCTTTTTTATAAAATAAAAAATATTCACTTGGTAATTTTGATTTATCTGGATGTGTCATTAAAACCTTTTTCTTGGCTCTTTTTAAATCATCTACTGATATTGTATCAGTTAAATCGAATAATTCTAACAATTCTTTGAAAGAATATTGATGAATATTTAAATTATGTTTTGACATTTATAAAATAATATATAAAATCTATTTATACAAAAATATATAAATAAAATTAATATATTATTATAAATGCCTCCTACAAAATTTACTGAAATGAGAAATAATGCTGAATTATTACAAAAAGTCCAAACTAATCCTGGATTAATTATAATTAAATTTACTGCTGATTGGTGTGGACCTTGTAAACGTATTCAACCTATTGTTGATAAAAACCTTGTTGATTTACCTGAAGATAAAGTCCACTATTATGAAATTGATATTGATGAACATTTAGATTTGTATGGATTCTTAAAAACTAAAAAAATGGTTAATGGTATACCTGCATTATTAGCTTGGAAACCTGAAAATCTAACATTTATTCCTACATTTGTAGTAATAGGAGGAAATGAAAATGAAGTACAAAAGTTTTTTGATGCTTGCAAAAATAGTATTTAAATATTATTTTTTATATATGATTATATGGAAAATATTAAAATTTTTATAGCAACTCCTTGTTATGGTGGACTAGTATATTCATCATATACACAATCTTTATTATATACTTGTATGTTATTATCATCTAAAAATATTCAATTTGAAGTTAAATTTATTAATAATCAAATTGTTACAAGAGCCAGAAATATGTTATGTTCATTATTTATGGCAGATGATAGTTTTACACATATGTTATTTATTGATGCTGATATTGTTTGGCAACCTAATAATGTTTTGATGCTATTAGAACACAATTTAGAATGTGTAATTGGTGTATATCCTAACAAAAGATATATTAAAAATAGTGATGATGAAATTGGATTATTACCAAGTAGTGTTTTTATGAAAAATGATGAAAAATATGAAAATTTATTAAATGTTAAATATGCTGCTGCTGGATTTATGCTATTAAAGAAAAGTGCACTTAAAAAAATAGAAAAAGATATTAAAACATTTCAATTACCTGGAACTGGTAATGAAAAAGTTCAACTTTACAATTATTTTGATTGCAATGTAGTTGATAATGATTATTTAACAGAAGATTATTATTTTTCATATTTATTTAATAAAAATGGTGGTAAAATATATGCTGATAAAAGAATACAACTTGGTCATATTGGTATGCACGAATATGGTGAAATACTTAAAAAATAAATTTAAAAGTATTTAAATATTTCAATATATATTCTAATATATATTGAATATGGATAAGATTACTCTAATGCTTTCAAATTTAAAATATGACTTGTTAAGACTTATTGAACCTTATAAACATACTTCTATTTCTACTATAGATTCTGATATTGAAAATCAAATTGAAAAAGTTTCAAAAAAAGCAGTTGTTGCTAGTGGAAACATTATTGTTAATACCTTAATTTTTATTATTGATGGTGCAAAGTTTTTACACTATTTTTTAATTGATGAATTTGATAAATATATGAATATTCAAAACTCTGAATCAATACAATATGTCAACATAACTCATCCACCTGATGATAAAAGTGATGCATTTTCAGAAACTAATGAAGATTCAGATAAAAATGAACAAGCTAATGAAGATTATGATGAGATTACTAATAATGAAGAAGAAGAAATTAAAGATATTAAAGAAATTGAAGAAAAGAAACACGAACCTAGTACATCTTGGTTTGGATTTGGTGGATCAAAAGATAAATTAAAAGATGAATAATTATTTTTTTGATTTTGATTTATTCTTCTTTTGTTTTCTTTTTTTATTACTTTTTCTTTTTCCACCTAGTTTTGATTCTTCTTCTTTTTTCAAATTTTCATCTATTTTTGGTTGTTCTTGAGTACTTTCGCTTGATTCCACCATTTCTGAAGTTTCTACTGGTTTTTCTTCAGGGGTTTCTTCTGGTTGTTCCAATGGTGTTTCGGGTCTTTCTTCTGGCTGTTCCTCAGGTGTTTCGGGTCTTTCTTCTGGTGTTTCTGGTCTTTCTTCAGAATTTTCTTGGTTTTCTTCGGACATTTCTTGATTTTCTTCGGATGATTCTGCATATGGTTCTTCGGGTTTATACTCAGAAGATTCTTGTACAGGCTCTGCTGCAGCTTCAGCTGTAGCTTCTTCGTCTGTTCCTTTATTTCTAAATATCATTACTCCTATTACTGCAATTGTAAAACCTACTAAAGCATAAGCACCAACTGGTTGACCATCTATTGTTGTTCTTGTTGCTTGTGCTGTTTCACTTAATCCATCATTTATATATCTTATAGTACCTCTTAATCCTCCTGAATTTTCGTCACTCATTTATATATATAAATAATATTAATTATTTTGTAACATACATAAAATAATTAATAAAATTTAAAATCTATAGTTAATAATATTATGATTTGTTACTCCTAATTTATCATCATTATTTACATTTATATTTCCATCTATTACTGTCGATACTTCTACATTTAATATTGCTGGAATATTATATGCACCTTCTTCAAATAAAGTGTAAGTATTGTCTTTTTCTAAAACTATTTCTCCTGGATTCACATTTTGTCCTAACTTTATTACATTCTCAAAACCTACTATTGGTGGCTGAGTTAAAAATGTTTGGAATGGACCTATATTTGTTTTTCCATAATTATTTATTAAATCTGTTATATTTGATGCAAATGTTATTGTTACTATACTATGAACTCCTGTATAATTATTTGATGATGTAAAATATGTTCCTAAGAAATCATTATCGTCTGGTAATCTTATATATACTTGTGTTGTTGAATTTATTATCACTATTCCATTATGTATTGCTATTTTATTAGTATCTAATTTTGTCATATCACTATCTACTACAGTTGTGAATTTTACATCCCTTATTGCTGGTATATCCGATGCACCTTCTCTAAATAATAAATAATCATTCTCTCTCTCCAATACTATATTTCCTGGTGATACATTCTCTCCTATCTTTACTATATTCTCAAAACCACTTATTGGAGGTTGAGTTAATGTTGTATTGTATGGTCCTATATTTGTATTTGAATAATTATTTACTAAATCTTTCACATTTGAATCAAATGTTAATGTCACTATACTATGAACACCCGTATAATTATTTGATGTATAATAACTACCATTAAAATGTTTGCTACTTGGTAATGATATTCTCACTTGATTATTTGTTCTATGTACCATTATTTGATTTGTATCATTTGTTTCATACATTGGCTCTGACTCTGGTTCTGGCTCTGGTATTGGTTCCGGCTCTGGCTCTGGTTCCGGCTCTGGCTCTGGTTCCGGCTCTGGCTCTGGTTCCGGCTCTGGTATTGGCTCCGGCTCTGGTATTGGCTCTGGCTCGGGTTCTGGCTCTGGTAATGGCTCTGGTTCTGGCTCTGGTTCTGGCTCTGGTTGTGTTCCTGGTCTATAAAGTTCTCCTAATTCTACTGATGCTGTATTTGTTTGTACTGTATTTATTAAAGCATCTAAATCAATTGCATTTGATCCACTAGAATCTGTAGTAAAATCTGGAGAACTATCTGAAGTTATTAGATCATTAGACGCTACAACCAATTTTACCGATTCTTGCAATAAAGTATCAAAATCTCCTATTACATTTGTTATTTTTTCATTTACTTTTGTTACAAAATTCTTCATATTTGTTTTTACATTTGCGTCAATCGTTATATTATTATTTGTTTCTGTTTCTGTTATAATTGTATCCATATCATTTCCAGATATATCAAATGTTTCTTCTTGTTCCACTACATCTGATACACTTAACTTTATTGCACTTGATATTGATTCATATATATCATCCTCATTCACACTATCTGGAGTATTTTCATTTAATGTATTCACTGCTACTTGCAATTTCTGTACCATCTTTGTTGCATTTACATCATTCTCTACTATATAATCTTTATCTAAATTATCTACATTCATATTCAATGCTTTTGCTGTTATCACTTTTGCACTCTGTAACAAATTTGTATTTATTGTCTCTCCTCCACTCGCCTCTATTTCACTTTCTATTATCTTTGTTTTAATAGTTGTTATTGGTGTCGCTGATATTGCATCTCTTAAATTCAATCTTTCTCCTCTTGAAGATATATTTGATAATGTTGATTGTGATGTTTTCAATAATGTTATATCAAATCCACCCTTTGATACTATTATTTTAAAAAACTCAGGCAATGCATATGTTGGAGTTGTTAAATTAATAAATCCATAAGGTCCTGTTATAAATGTTTCTAATATTTCATTATTTGATAAATCTATTAAAACACCACTTCCGTCTCTTATATAACCATCTATTCCTACTACTCTTAATGGAATCTTCAAATATTCTGTATGTAAAGGCTCATTTATTGTTATTCCATTTAATAGATCACGAGATTTATTTATAAAATCATTAATTTGATTCTCATTTGCTGCATCGTTTAACCAATTCTTTTGTATTGTATTACTTGACGAATCTGAAAATATTAAATTATAATAATTATAATTAGTTGTTTCTGGAAAATCTTCTTGGGTTCTAAAACGATTATACATTAAATTTCCATTCTTATATTTCACTACATTTGCTATAAAATTCCTTGCTATATTCCTTGTTGATAGGTCTGTAAAAAACTCTAATTGCTTATTTATTAAATTTTGTGAATTATCTATTAATGTATAATCGTTTGTAAAAAATGCTAAATTATAATTCATTATAAAATAAAGTAATATTAATTATTTTATTTATTTACAAAAATAATTAATTTTTTTTATTAACCAATACTAAATTTACCTGTTGAATTACCATTTGCATCTACTGGGAAATATTGTAAATCATTTGCATTTAAATAATAAGTATTATTTGAAAAATCTTCTTCGCTTGTATCTCCATTATTATTTACTATTTTCCATCCTAATATCATTTCTCCATTTCCGTGTTTTATCTTATAATAATATGGTGTTTTTGATAAATAAAATCGTAATGTTCCTGTAGTAATGTTTTGTCCTTGATCATTATTAATTGTATATCTATCATCTGTTGGCACTCCTATATTAGTATATGTTGTTGAATAATAAAATTCATCCTTAAAAATTGTTAAATTATTAGATGTACCATCCAAATTATTTGCCAATTTCTTTATTGGACCACATCTCATCAAATTATCTGATATATCATAAAAATCTATTCTTGCCAAATCTAAATTTTTATTTTCAATAGTTGTTTTAATATGTAAATCTGCATAATTCGAATAATCTGTTTGGAAATATTGATAATAATTTTGAGGTGGAAACCTTCTTCCTCCATAATTCATCCTTGCTGCCCATTTTATTATTGGGTTACCTATCTTAGATGTATTATAACCCGCCTCTGCATGTATTGAATAATCTTCTATTATTACTTCTTGCGTTTTCAAATTAATAAATCTCCATTTTGTCGGTGCATTTGCATAATAACCTGCATCCGCTGCCATTATAAATTCATAAAATTTTGGTACACCATCTATCTCAAATAACAATGCTAAACTTGCATCAAATATATTTGATTCATTATTTGCTGGACTATTATTGAAATTTTGCAAATTTGTTAGTGATAACCCATTTGTTGTTGTTAAATCTTTCAAATTTAATGGATCATTATTTGAATTAGTAGAAACATATGATGAAAAATTTGAATTAAAACTATTTCCATTCCAACCTGTTACAAATCTTATATCATTTATTGATAATGGTGTACTTTGATGAGTATTATTATCTACATATTCACCTATATCTATTGGATCATTTTCTCCATAAAAGTTAATTATCTTTAAATTTAAATCATTACTATAAAATCTATCAAATACTAACATATATAACTGATATGGCTCTGGCTCTGGCTCTGGCTCTGGTCCATCAAGTATAAACACTTCTAAATCTAAATTCTTTAAACCATAATCATTATCACTATCACTACTTGCTATTGTTCTTGTTGTTACACTATTCCAATAAATAAATGCATTACTACTATTTGATGGTAAAGAACTTGAATTATAATCACCTGCCTCTATATTCTCTATTTTTAAATGATAATTACTTTCTCCTACACTAAATAACAATTTTATCATTCTTAATACAGAACCATCTACTGCACAACATATAAATTCAAATTTATTGTTTTCATTTTGATAATTCGTTGTTGTTAAATCTCCTGTTATTAGAGATCCACCTATCTTTGCATCCATTATTTCTATCTCTTCACCAGTTTCAAACCAAAGTGTTGATATATAATTTTCTTGATTTGTTAATATATAATCATTCACATTTCCTGTATATCTTATATTTGCATATGTCTCTGGTTCTGGCTCTGGTACTGGCTCTGGCTCTGGTATTGGCTCTGGCTCTGGGATTGGCTCTGGCTCTGGTTCTGGCTCTGGTTCTGGTATTGGCTCTGGCTCGGGTTCTGGCTCGGGTTCTGGCTCTGGTGCATCTACTATAAATATTTCCAAATTCAATGATTTTAATCCATAATCATTTTCATTATCACTTATTGCTAATGTTTTTATTGTTCCACTATTCCAATAACTAAATGCATCACTACTATTACTTGGTAATGAACTTGAATTATAATCTCTTGCTGATATACTTTGTATTTTTAAATAATAATTACTTTCTCCTATACCAAATAGAATTTTTATCATTCTTAATACCGATCCTTCTAATGCACAAAGTATAAATTCAAACTCGTTATTGTCATTTTGAAAATTTGTTGTTATTAATTCTCCTGTTATACTTAATCCTGCAATTTTCGCACTTCCTATTTTAATATCCTCTCCTCTTTCAAACCATAAAGTTGATATTATTCTTTCTAAACCTTCTTCTATATAACCATTATTATTCCCTTCATATAATACATATGCAAATGACTCTGGCTCTGGCTCTGGCTCTGGTTCTGGTTGTGGCTCATCATATGCTATTTTCCATTTATTTGGATAAATTTCAAACATTTGATGACTATCACTTGTTGATCTATCTGAATACATTAATCTACCTTGTATTGATTGCCTAGTACATATATAAAGTCTACCATCAGGATCACCAAATACTGCATTTATTAATGGTAATTTTAAAAATTTCAAATCTATATCATAATCTTTATTTACATAATCTATTGAATTTGCTTTGTAATCATCTCCAAATTTATAATTTCCAATTACGTGGTAAACTATTCCTGTATTCATATCTATTTTTAATAATTTGTCTAATTCACTTAAATATATTGTATTATTTGATTGATCTATTGAAATATCAATCTCATAATTATAATTATTATAACCTAAACTATATTCTGTTGATAAATATCTTTCTTTATCATAATCTGCTGTCGTACCACCACCAATTACTACATATCTTTCTCCTGTTACTAATGTTTGACCCGCTAATACTGCATTCAAAAAATTATTACTTGTTCCATTATAATATACTTCTACCTTTGCTGATATTCCTGAACCTGTTGTACTTCCTCTATTACAAACATACATATTATCTTGCTCATCAAATTCTATATTTGTTGGTGTTGTATAACCACTTGAATGCTCAGAAATTATACCTGTTGATTCATCTATCTTTCTTATTACATTCAATTGTCTATCACTTATATACATATTTCCTGAAACATCAAATGCTATATCTTTTATTTCATCAAATCTTACACCTGAATTTGCAAATTTCCAACTATCTGCAACTGGTGTTCTTACCAAATTTCCATTTCCACTTGCATCACTACTTGATGATGCTGCATTATTTATATCTCCGGCTATATAATAAATATTTCCTATTGTTAAACTTTCAACATAATTTGTTCCATTATGTGTACATAATAATTTATGAATCAAATTTGTATAATTTCCATTAAATAACATTAATATTCCACTCTCACAAGCTATATATAAATTACCACTTTTATCAAAATCTATACTTCTTAATTTACTCCAATCTATCTTATAATATATACCTTGAATATCCTCATTATAACTTGAATTCACATCATAATTTAAATTATTATTTATATACCCCTCAAAAGAACCTACTACTTTTGTTAATAAATATGGATCCATTATATTATTTCTTGTTATCCTTCTTACTATACCATAATAGTAATCTGCAATATATAAATCATCATTGTATTTCTTTATTTTTTCGATTCTCCAAAATCCTGTTTCATTTCCATATTGCTGCACTTCTATTGGTCCTCTGTATTCACCAGGACCTATTATTGATTTTATAGAATTTCCATTTAATTGATATATTTTGTTAGTAGAATGATGATAATGTGTTTGTCTTTGCCAAATTATATTTGTAGTTGAACCTTGTAATGCATATGTTAAATTTGCATAATTATTTTCATATAATGCTGGACCATCATATCTTAAATAACCTGTTTTTACGTTTACTAATTCACTTGCTGTTTCATTTATTACATCTCCTAATCCATTTATTAATTGTATTTTTAAATATACATTATCATTATTTACTTGTACATGATCATCTTGTGTTATTTCTCCTCTATAAGCTACTACTGATGCTAACTCCATTATTTGTAATGGTGTTTGCAATGTTATCATTAAATATGCATCACTATTTCTTGCATAAGCTGAATTTGTAAAACCAAAACTATTTGATATTAAATTTTCAGGTCCCAAAATACCAGTATCTGGATGATCTGATGATGCTGTTCCACTTAATGCTACATTTGTTATATTATTCACACTATCTATCTTCCATATTTGTAACTCATTTATAAAGAAATTATTTCCTGATCCTACCACTTTTACACTCTTTATTCCATTTGGATCTATATATATCTCTGGCTCTGGTTCTGGCTCTGGCTCTGGTATTGGTTCTGGCTCGGGCTCTGGAATAGGCTCTGGCTCTGGCTCTGGCTCTGGTATTGGTTCTGGCTCTGGTATTGGTTCTGGCTCGGGCTCTGGAAGTGGTTCAGGCTCTGGCTCTGGTATTGGTTCTGGTTCAGGCTCTGGTATTGGCTCAGGCTCGGGTTCTGGTATTGGTTCTGGTTCAGGCTCTGGTATAGGTTCTGGTTCAGGTTCTGGTATTGGCTCAGGCTCTGGCTCTGGTATTGGTTCTGGTTCAGGCTCTGGTATTGGCTCAGGCTCTGGCTCTGGTATTGGTTCTGGTTCAGGCTCTGGTATTGGCTCAGGCTCGGGTTCTGGGATTGGCTCAGGCTCAGGCTCAGGTATTGGCTCAGGCTCGGGTTCTGGTATTGGCTCAGGCTCTGGCTCTGGTATTGGCTCAGGCTCTGGCTCTGGTATTGGCTCAGGCTCGGGTTCTGGTATTGGCTCAGGCTCTGGCTCTGGTATTGGCTCAGGCTCGGGTTCTGGGATTGGCTCAGGCTCGGGTTCTGGGATTGGCTCAGGCTCTGGTTCTGGGATTGGCTCTGGTTCTGGCTCTGGTATTGGTTCTGGTTCTGGCTCTGGTATAGGCTCAGGCTCTGGTTCTGGGATTGGCTCAGGCTCTGGTTCTGGTATTGGCTCAGGCTCTGGTTCTGGGATTGGCTCAGGCTCGGGTTCTGGGATTGGCTCAGGCTCTGGTTCTGGGATTGGCTCTGGTTCTGGCTCTGGTATTGGTTCTGGTTCTGGCTCTGGTATAGGCTCAGGCTCTGGTTCTGGGATTGGCTCAGGCTCTGGTTCTGGTATTGGCTCAGGCTCTGGTTCTGGTATTGGCTCAGGTTCTGGCTCTGGTATTGGTTCTGGCTCGGGCTCAGGTATAGGCTCAGGCTCGGGCTCAGGTATAGGTTCTGGTTCAGGTTCTGGTATTGGCTCAGGCTCTGGCTCTGGTATTGGTTCTGGTTCAGGCTCTGGTATTGGCTCAGGCTCTGGCTCTGGTATTGGTTCTGGTTCAGGCTCTGGTATTGGCTCAGGCTCTGGCTCTGGTATTGGTTCTGGTTCAGGCTCTGGTATTGGCTCAGGCTCTGGCTCTGGTATTGGTTCTGGTTCAGGCTCTGGTATTGGCTCAGGCTCGGGTTCTGGGATTGGCTCAGGCTCAGGCTCAGGTTCTGGGATTGGCTCTGGCTCTGGCTCTGGCTCAGGTTCGGGTATTGGTTCTGGCTCTGGCTCTGGCTCAGGCTCGGGCATATTTTCTTCTAAGTCTAATAAATTAAATGTTCCTACCATTGAACTATGACTACTTATCGTGCAATAATAATATAAAGTATCATTCATTGACAATCCACTAAAATATAATCTAAATGAATTACCTGGTTGTATACCAGATTTTGAATTTCCATCTCCTTCAAACCATATTTTATTTGAACTTTCTTGTCTTCTCCCTACATCACTTATATAAAAAGGATGCGAATATCCTGAATTTGTTGTTCTATGAAATTCATAAGTATATTCTAAAAATAGTATTTTATTAAAAGTTTCACTATAAATAGGTATTGTACCATCTGGATCTAAATAAAAATTATAATATGGATTGCTAAATGAACCACTATCTACGTATATTTTTATTATATTAGGTTCTGGTTCTGGCTCTGGCTCTGGTTCTGGTATTGGTTCTGGCTCGGGTTCTGGCTCTGGTATTGGTTCTGGCTCTGGTATTGGTTCTGGCTCTGGCTCTGGTATTGGTTCTGGCTCTGGCTCTGGTATTGGTTCTGGCTCTGGCTCTGGTATTGGCTCTGGCTCTGGCTCTGGTATTGGCTCTGGCTCTGGCTCTGGTATTGGCTCTGGCTCTGGCTCTGGTATTGGTTCTGGCTCTGGCTCAGGTTCTGGTATTGGTTCTGGCTCTGGCTCAGGTTCTGGAATAGGTTCTGGTTCTGGCTCTGGTTCTGGTTCTGGCTCTGGTTCAGGTATTGGCTCTGGCTCTGGCTCTGGCTCTGGTATTGGCTCTGGCTCGGGCTCTGGCTCTGGTATTGGTTCAGGCTCTGGTATTGGTTCTGGCTCTGGTATTGGTTCTGGCTCTGGCTCTGGCTCTGGCTGACTACCTGGAATATACATTTCACCTAATTCAACATTTATAGAATTCGTTTCTACATCACTAATTATATTTTCTATTTCATTATTTATTTGTTCGGGATCTTGTGTAAAATCTGGTGGTGTATTTGATGAACTATCTACAAATATTTCATTTGAAGCTACAACCAACTTTACTGATTCTCTTAATAATTCATCAAAGTTACCTGTTATATTATCAATTTTATCTGATACCTTATTTATAAATGTCTTTACATTTTCTTGAATATTTGCACTTATATCAATAGAATTTTCAGTTTCAATATCACTTACTATTAAGTCAATATTTGATCCTGATAAATCAAAAGGTATTGTTGTTGTTGTTGTTACATTTGTTTTAATTGCATTCGATATTGATTCAAATATGTTATTTTTATCTATAAGACTTTCTGTTTTATTTATATTTTTATCTAATGTATTTGCTATCATTTCTAATTTATTTATTACTTTTGTTACTTCAACATTATTATCACTTATGTAATCATTGTCTACTACTTCAATCGGTATATTCAGTGCTGTTGATATAATTTTTTTTGCATCTGTTAATAATTGATCATTTAATATTTCTCCTTCTTGTAATTTTGATTCTAAAATATTTGATTTTATAGTTGTTACTGGTGATATTGACAATGATGTATTATTCGATATCATATCATTTAACGATGATATATTTATTAATGTATTTGTTGTTATTTCACCTGTTGATATATCTGTACCTCCTGGTAATATTTTTATTTTAAAGAATTCAGGTAATCTCACTATTGGTGTATATAGTTTTACTTTTCCATATGGACCTGTTACAAACCTCTCTATTATTGTATTTGAAGCTAAATCTATTAATTCACCACTTGCACCACTTATATATCCATCTTGAGCTGTTACTTCTGCACCTATTTCTGGCTCTGGTTCTGGCTCTGGGATTGGCTCTGGCTCTGGCTCTGGTATTGGCTCTGGCTCTGGCTCTGGTATTGGCTCTGGTTCTGGCTCTGGGATTGGCTCTGGCTCTGGTATTGGCTCTGGCTCTGGGATTGGCTCTGGCTCTGGTTCTGGTATTGGTTCTGGCTCTGGCTCTGGTATTGGCTCTGGCTCTGGTTCTGGCTCTGGTATTGGCTCAGGTTCTGGTATTGGCTCTGGCTCTGGCTCTGGCTCTGGTTGCGTTCCTGGAATATATATTTCTCCCAATGTTACTGCTTCTTTATTTGTTTCTACATCTGATACAATATTATCCAAATCCACAAAACTTGCATCTTGTGAAAAATCTGGTGGAGTATTCGATGAACTATCTACAAATATATCATTTGATGCTTTGGTTATTTTTATTGTTTCCATTAAAATATCATCATAATTACCAGACACATCTTCTACTTTTTCATTCACCTTTGTTACAAATTCTTTTACATTATTTATTACATTATCACTTATATCTATTCCTTTATTTTCTTCTATTTCTTCTATTACTGATTCTATATTTGAACCAGATAAATCAAATCCTGACGTTGAATCTATGGAAACATTTGTTTTAATAGTATCTGCTATTGATTTAAATATATCATCTTTGTCTATTTCATTTACATTTTGGTTGATTGTATTTGCTGTTATTTGTAACTTATTTATTACTTTTGTTGATTCACTATCATTTTCTATTATATAATCTTTGTCTACAGATGATATTTCTATATTTAATGCTATTGCTGTTATTTTACTTGAATTATCTATTAGATTTTCTGATAAAACTTCACCATCTGTTTTTACTTTTTCTTCTAATATTTCTGTTTTTATTGTTGTTATGGGTGATATCGACAATGGTCTTCCAAAATTTATCATTTTTTCTCTACTTGATATATTCGACATTGTCATCGTTTGAACACTTCCTGTTGCTATATCTATTCCTCCTGGCAATATTCTTATTTTAAAATATTCTGGTAAATATACTATTGCAGTATTTAGTTTTATTTCCCCATAACTTCCTGTTACAAACCTCTCTATTATTGTATTTGAAGATAAATCTATTAATTCACCACTTGCACCACTTATATATCCATTTTGAGCTATTAATTCTAATCCAAATTCTGGCTCTGGCTCTGGCTCTGGTTCTGGTATTGGTTCTGGTTCTGGTATTGGCTCTGGCTCTGGCTCTGGTAATGGCTCTGGCTCTGGCTCTGGTATTGGCTCTGGCTCTGGTTCTGGTATTGGTTCTGGCTCTGGTTCTGGTATTGGTTCTGGTTCTGGCTCTGGTTCTGGTATTGGCTCTGGTTCTGGCTCTGGTTCTGGAATAGGTTCTGGTTCTGGCTCTGGTTGTGGTTGAGAATCAAATTCAATAGTTATTCCATTTCCTGATCCTAATAATAGAGATTTTGCTTTATTTGTGAAATCTATTATTAAATCTGCATTTACCGAATCACTTAACCAAGTATCTTGCTCCGATTTAATATTAGAACCTTTAAAAATTAATCCATAAAATTTATATTCTACATCTTCTGGAAAATCTGTTTGCGTTTTAAATCTTGTATATGTAGTTAAACCCCTCTTTTTTTTGTCTAAATTTGATAAAAAATTTCTAGCAATATTTCTAGTATTTGGTCCTACAAAATACTCTATTTGCTTATTTCTTATTTCTTCTACATTATTTAATGAGGAATCATTTGTAAAGAATGCTAAACCAAAATCTGGTAATACAGATCTTAAATTACTTTGTTTAATTGTTTCTATAATCTGAATTCCATTATTTGATAAATCATTCAACTGGTTTTCGTCAAATGAACTACTCATATAGAAATTGTTTACATTATTAATTATTTTTATTTATTTATAAAAATAATTATACTAAAATACCATCACTATAAATATTTATTAATGATGCATCATGATACTTATATTGAGGAATTGAATATGCTGTTGCATCGGCCGATGAACTTGTATATAAAAGCTCATCTTCATACTCTGTATCATCTCCATCTACATAAATACCCATTCCTAATTCTATTCTTGATATTTGAGGTAATGTACCTGTTACATTTGAGGATTCCAATACATTATATATTTGTGCTTCTTCCAATACTATATTACTTTCACTATAAATATCTAATGCATTATTTGCTGAATCATGTGTAACATTATGTGATGCTATTGTTGGTAATGTTCCTGTCAAACTTAATGGTCCATCAAAAAATATTGTCATTGCTGTTATAATTCCTTTTACTGAATCCTTTTTACCATATCTAAAATTACCTATTGAATCCTGCGCAGGTAAAGCTATTTGTAATTGATTACTATCTCTCGACAACACTATTGATTCTGTAGAATCGTTTGGATTTTGCAATGCAAATGTATAATCACTACTTGATTTAAAATAATAACCTTTTCCTGATACAAACTCTGATAGATTATTTAAAAAACCTAATCCTAAATCTATATTTGATTTTTTCCATAATAATCCATCAAAATCTAATATTTCTTTAAAATTACTTTCTATATCTGAAGTCACTACATCTGATAAAAGCATATTATTTAAATAACAAAATGGAAATGTTGTCCAAGTGTCATTTGGTAATAATTTTGAAATTAATTTAATTTCTCTACCAGATATAGTAATATTTATATTACTATTACATTTTACATAATAAGAATTGTAAAAATAAAATATATTTAAATTATTCAAAAAACCTAATCCTAAATCCACATTTGATTTTTTCCATAATAATCCATTAAAGTCTAATATTTCAATTATATTGCTATCAATTTCTACAAAATCTGAAAAATCTATTTCAACGCATAAAGATATAAAATTCCACCCTGAATTTAATGTTATATTTTGATTTGTTATATTACTTCTAAATTGTACTGACATATATATATATATATATATATCATTAAATATTGTAATAAAAATAAATTATTTAAAAAATATTCCTAAAATCTAAATATCCATAAAAGTTCGAAGTTTGCAGAGCAGATAATGCTGGACTAAATGCAGCACCAGTTCCTTGTGGACCATTCATATAAATATTTGAAAAAGGTAAATTCCATTCTACACCACTATCACTATCATTTGGATCAATCGCAAATAGCTTAATTTCTGTTATTGAATCACCTGCATTTATTTTAAATGCTGTTTGCGCATATTTATTAGTACCAGCCAATGAAATCGTTGCTATAGAACGCAAACTATTATTTACCCAAATACCTATTTTATCATTTGCTTTCAAAGAATCACTAGTAATTATCCAACTTAGACTTACACCTGTTGTTGTACCAGGTTCTGTAGGTGTTCCCCAACTAGCTAAAGTTTGAACAAAAATTTCTGGTTCAGGTTCTGGCAATGGTTCTGGTTCTGGTTCAGGTATTGGTTCAGGTTCTGGTTCTGGTTCTGGTATTGGTTCTGGTTCTGGTATTGGTTCAGGTTCTGGTATTGGTTCTGGTTCTGGCTCAGGCTCTGGTATTGGTTCTGGTTCTGGTTCTGGTTCTGGAATAGGTTCTGGTTCTGGTTCTGGAATAGGTTCTGGCTCTGGCATTGGCTCTGGTTCTGGTTCAGGCATTAACAATTCTTGTGTACCTAAATCTAAAGTTCCATTTAACGAATCTACTGCAGTTAAAGATGCTAATTTACTTGTAATATTAGATGCATCTTTACCTGATGGTAATGCTGAACTTGGATAATGATTTGCAACAGCTGCTTGAACCACTGGTTCATCATCTTCAAATGTTGTTTTAATTAACACATCATCTTCTGTTCCATCTTTATTTGTACCTGTTTGTTTTAATTCAACTCGTACTTTAATTGATCCTGCAGTAAATGTAATTTCAAAGTCTCCTGGTAATGCTACTACAGGTGTTTCACTTGCCGCTAAATCAAGAATAAATTGAGCACTGATTTCTTCTGAAATTGCTGCTTTAGCTTGGTCTGTTAATTGATTTACATCCATTTCAAAATCATCACCATTTACAACATATACACCAATTATGGAGTAACCTGGAACCTCTTCGCGTTGTTTTCCAAACATCATAAAAGCTAAACTTTTAGGATATCCTCTTTCATTGTATATTTGTCTTTGATTTGCTGTTATAGCTTCTGTAGGTACTAATCCTGCTTTTCTTGGGCCACCTCCTTGATTTTGATTGGAGATTGATACAGAATATCTGGCCCTTTTTGATCCTGCACTCATATTAGGCATGACTATATATATATATAAACTAAATATATTTATATATACAACATTTTGTTAAAATTACTAAAATTTATAATTATATTAAAACCCGCATTTACAATCCAACATCATATATTTTTTCTTTAATGGCATTGTATAACCTTTATTTCTTACTCTATTTAATGCACTCTTCACATCATTATCATTTCCTCCATTTGTAAATGACATTGGATTCTCTTTTGCATTTAATACTCCATTACCTATTTCATTTATACGCCTACTTTTTGCTATACTTGATGCATCTCGATTTGATGAATTTCCATACCACTTTTTATTATTTCCTACATTCAAATTTGCGTTTATTGTATTACTATACAACTCCCTATTCATTGAAAATGTATTTTCATTATCCCCATTTATCTCTTTCTGTGGCATTGCCTTTATTGTATTTAATATTCCATTGTTTATTTGCCTTATCTTATACATAATATACTATACTATACTATTTTTTTTTACTTTATTTCCACATCACCTTCTTCATAAACTTCTTCGGAAATAAACATCTTTCTTCGATTTCTCCAATCCTCTTTTGATTTTTCTCCTAAATCACACATATGATGTCTCTCATAAGATTCTGGTGTTGTATAGTACAATGTTACTGGTTCATCACCATTTCCTACCACTGGAAACCTTACCTTGAAATAGTAATTCTCTTCAAAAGAACCCACTCTATCATTTGTACGCATTCCAGTAAATGGACAACGAATTAATGTTCCCACACCTGATTTTGTTGAATACACTTCTACCTTGATTTTCATTTTCTTCTTCTGAATATAATACTTGTAATATCCACTATCACTCTTCTTTACACTCTCACTTACTGATTTTCTTTTTTTGTTATAAGAATACTCTGACAACGATCCTGCCGTATTCATTGATAACTCATCATCAAAATCATTTTTTCTATTCTCTTCCTCCACCAAATCATACTTCTCCATTATTTCCTCCTCTGTTAATACCTCCTTCTCAATACTTGTCATCTTTACTTTTTACAGCAATTAGCAAACTTTTATTACTATCTTACTAATCATTTATAATGAAAATGCTTTATATTGTTTTAATTTATCAATTAATTTCTATATAACCTATATACAATGAATCTTATTTATAAACTATTTCTCATTTTATTTTTTATATTATTATCCTATTTAGTCTATTATTTAACTAAACTTTTTACAAATGATCCCTTTTTAGTTAATTCTTGTTCTTATTTCTTTATTGCTATGATTTTATTTATATTAATTATTCCATAAAAATAATATATAAAAATTATACTGAACATATTAATATAATATTAATATGTCAATTCCTTCTAATTTTCAATCCACTATTCAAGATTTCATTAATGATCTTGATACTACCTTCCCTGAATACAAACATCTCTGGCAAAAATGGTCCAATTGTAATGAAACTACTACTAATGAACTTTTCCAATATTGTTTAACCATTTATCCTGAGAGATTCTTTGATATTCTTTATCAAAATAATGATATTTTTAGAAGTGTTGATTCTATTAGTATCGATGAAGATATTGATATTGTTAATACTCAATTTTTTCCTAATGTTGAATTTAAAACTTTATTTAATTGTGAAGGTCTATCTGATAATACCAAAAATACTATGTGGAAATATTTACAACTTGTATTATTTATTGTTGTTGGATCCTCTAAAGATAAAAATGTTTTCGGTGATACTGCTAATATCTTTGAAGGTATTGATGAAAACGAACTCAGTGAAAAATTAAAAGAAACTATGGAAGATATGGGAAGCTTTTTCCAAAATATGGGAATCGATATGGATAATTTAGAATCTAACTTTCCTACTTCTTCCTCTTCCGAACCAAATGAACATTCTGAAAACACAGAATCTTCCGAAAATGATTCTAATTCTGAATCTAAATTTCCTGATTTTAGTAATATTCCTAATTTTGAAAACTTTCAAGAACATTTAAAAGGTATGTTTGATGGCAAAATTGGTACATTAGCTAAGGAACTAGCTGATGAGATCTCTGGAGATTTTCAAAATATTCTTGGTGATTTTGGGGAAAATATTGATGAGAAAAACCCACCTTCCGCTCAAGATATTATTAAAAAAATTATGAAAAATCCCAAAAAAATGATGAATCTTATTAAAACTATTGGTGATAAAATCAAAAATAAAATGGATAGTGGTGATATTTCCAAAGATGAACTTATGGGTGAAGCCTCTGAACTTCTATCAAAAATGAAAGAAATGGGCGGTGAGGGACAAATGAAAGATATTCTTAAAAAATTCGCTGGAGGTATGGGTAAAAATGCTAGAATGGATATGAGTGCGCTTCATAGAATGGCAAAAAGTGAAGGTATGAGAGATCGTATGAGAAAGAAAATGGAAGCAAAAAAAAATTATACTTTAGAGAAAAATGAAAATAATGAATCTGTTTTTAAACTTACAAATGAAGAAATTCAAGAAAAATCTATTATTCAGAAAAAAAAAGATGATGATCTTATTGCTATGTTTAATGATGAGTCTCAAGAACAAACCAAAAAAAATAAAAAGAAAAAGAAAAAGAAAAATTAATCTACTATTAATATATAATGTTACCTAGAGATTTTACAAGAAGAAGAACTAGTTCACAAAGTAGTACTAGTAGTAATAAAAGCAACACACCACCTAGTGAATCTGGATATTATGGAGATAATTCACAAAATGTTGATGATGATTTAGATTATCCTATTGATACTGAAGATCAACAAGTTATTGTTCCTCTTAATTCAGTTGCTAGACAAGAATCCAATAAAATACAATCTGATGCAATTGTACCTGCTCAAGAAACAGAATCATTTAATCCTGAAAATACTCAAATAGTTGTAAAATCAGAAAGTACTATTATTAAAAAAGCTTGCTCACTTGCTATTATTTTACCATTAGTTGTTGGTGCTTTAATTCCAATAATTTTCACACTTGATAGTGAAACTATTGATTTTTCATCTATTGGTGATGGTGAAAAACTTGATAAATTACTTGATTTGAAAAATAAAGGCAAAATTAATAAATTCACGTTCAAATTTGATAAATTACCTGAATATGAAGCTATGTTTAGTAGCCCTAGAATTAGAATGAATGATTATATTATTGAAATGTTTCCTGATTTAGATGATATTAATATCAATTACAATGTTTTGATTTTTAATATTAAAAGCTTAATTTCAAATATTACACCTACTAGATATCAATCCTTAATTGAAGCTATTATGTACAGCGACTACGACAGATTACCTTCTGGACAACAAGCTAAAATTTTATTTGATATTATTTTAATTATACTTACTTTTACTATTATATCATACACTAATATTGCACTTAACAAAAGTGTTAATTATTATTACAAAAAAGAACCTGAAATTAGTAGATTACAAAAAAAACAAAAAATTCAAGAATATATCAATTTACTTGGATTTAGCTTTGCATTTCAAATTTTTTCTATTAGTGATCAAGATAGAATGGATGAAATTCAAAGACAAACTGCTGCTGCAACTGCTGCTACTTCTAATACTAATACACAAGCTATGGTTACATCTTCAAGAAGACGAAGAAGAAGATCTAGATTAACAGGCGGAAAACCAATAGAAACACTTAAAATTGAGTTAAAACTACAAGAATTTAAGAAAATATTACATCAAACTTGTCTATTATTTTTTAAACCTAAAGGTGCTAAAATTATTGAAGAAATTTTATTAGAAGCATTAAGTCTTGATCATAAATTAGGTAAATCTAAATCTAAATCTAAATCTACACGTAAATCTAAATCTAAAAAATCCACTACTAGAAAAAAACCACCTTCTCAATAAATACTCATAACAAAAATAAAATAATTTATTAATATATATTATGAATATTCTTAAATATATTAATATTCCAGTCTTTATCATTGCTTTTGCTTTAGGTATGTTTGCTGTATATATTTTTGATCCTGATAACAAAAAAATTATTGTTTATCCTACACATGAGAATGCTCATTTATTACAATATAGAGATAAAGCCAATAATTGTTTTTCTATTGAAGAATCAAATGTTATTTGCCCATCCAAAAAATCTGATATTTCTAGTATTCCACCACAATCATAAGTATCTGTCTTAAAATTTTTTTAAATAATATATCTATAATTTTTCCTTTTTATTATGTTCTTGTTATGTTGTGTAATATCACCCCATAGTTTATGATTATCACTCTTAAAATGATTTAATTCTTTTATTATATGTACATTGTTTCTACGATTTTCAAAAGAATGTTTTTGAGTACGTTCTGGCATATAAACATAACAATCAAAGATTTTTTTATATGTTTTTAGTTGTACTATAGTGATAAAATTATAGTTATATAATACATTTGACATCATATTAATTGATACCATACAATAAGAATATTTTATCTTATATGTTGGATCGAATTCATATATATATCTCTGAATATCTTGTGGTAATTTTAATATTAAGTCCATTTTATACAATCTATTATTTTCATACATTTTAATCAATTTTTTATATTATATAATTCTCTTATCATATAATATAATGAATTTTAATAGATTATTAAATACTAAATTAGGTGTTTTTTTTATATCTATTATTTTAGGTCTAGGCTTGGCTACTTTATTTAGAAAAGTTTGTAATGACAAAAGTTGTATTATTTTTAATGGACCTATTATTTCCGATTTTGAAGATAAAACATATGAATATGATAATAATTGCTATAAATACTCTCTCAAACAAGCCAAATGTGACCCAAACAAACAAATTGTTGATATTACTACAAAAGAAGAATTTTTGAATAATATGCATCAATCATTCGTTAATAGATAAACTTTTATTTGATTTTCTATAATATATATGTCTAATTCTACTACAAGAATAGCAGATTTACCTGAAAACATTAAATTTGAAACTAGAGAAATTCAACAAAATATGCAACCTAATCACGTTGCTATTCCTCCACCTCAAGATACTCAAATGAGAAATCAATTTATACCTACAAAAGAACAACAAGAAATGATGATTCCTACTCAACCTCACACTTTTCCTTCTAGAGATATACCTATGGATCAAAACACTTATCAACAAGATCCTTCTGTTAAACCTAATTATATTCCACCATCTAATATTCACGATGATTATCTACAGAAATATGAAGAATTTGCTAACGATCATTTTCCTAACTATCAAAAACTCAAACATAGAGAATCCCTATTTGATTCTATATTTTCAGAAATTCAATTACCTGTCTTTGTTAGTACACTCTATTTTATTTTTAATTTACCCATTTTTAATAGCTTTATTATGAAATATTTCTCTTTTCTCGATCTTTATTATGATGATGGTAATATTAATTTATTAGGTATTATTATTAAAAGCTCAGTTTTTGGCTTCATTTTCTTTTCTCTCAACAAAACTATTGACTATTTGACCATTATTTAATGATGTGTCTTTTGCTATATTCTTAATAACTTTTTGATAATAGTTATTACGATTCTCTCCTGCTATTGAATTCTGCTGCATCACCAAACATTTATTCGAAAATTCTGAATCCATATCCTCATAATCTGGATTTGTTTCCTTCCACGTTGATAACTTATTCATACTCTTCCTTGAAACCTCTTGAATTGCATTCTCTAATTTTACTGAATTTTGATCCTTTTGCCACTTATCTTCATCCTTTATATACATTGTCTCTCTCTTTATATCCGTACAATGTATCGGTCTCTCATAATAATTTAATTGCTTCAAATTATCCAAAAATATCTTTGAAATTCCATCTATAAAACCCATCTGAGCATTATTCTCTAAATCGCCTTGAGAAACATCTATTCTTTCTATAAAATCTGTCAAATTTATTGCATCTCTACAATCATTGTTCAAAAACATATTTATATTCACCTTTTGATTATTATTTATTATATTTGTATTATTTGTACTTCCTATTGATTTTGATGCCACCACATCCATTAATGCATCATTCTGTTTTGATACTATCTTCATTGTCTCTTTTGCTTGATCTATTACAAAATTCTTTAACTCTTTGTTCTCTGTTATCATTTGTGAAAATGCTGTCATTAACATCTCATTTGATAATCCCTTCTCTTCCTTCTTCTCTACCAAATTCGAATCTTCTATTTCTTGCTCTACCTCTTCATAATCCTCTAATATATTTATTTTATTATCTATATTACATTTACTTTTATGTGACCAAAATGATTTATAATTCTTGTACTTTTTATTACATTTCTCACAATTATATATTTGTATTGATTCTTTTTCAGTTTTATTACCTGAATTCAAATTTTCTGCATTCTTTTTATGTTTTCTAGTCTGAATATGGTTATTCCAATCTCTCTTATAATTTGTTGAATAATTACAATATTTACAATCATACTTATCGACGACATTTTGACGACAAAAACGACTTTTATTTTCGCTATTTTCATCGACATTTTGATGATTATCACTGCAATCTCTAGTTGCGACGACAAAATTGGGAGTTTTTTCTGCTGTAGGGGGAAAAACTTCTGAAAATATCTGCTTTCCCCCACTATTGACGGCTTTTTGATGTTTTGCAGTGGATAGGTGTTTTTTGAAATCATATAGCCTACTACAAGTTAGCTCACAGAATTTACAATGATAATTGCTATTTTTTTTTATCTGATTCTGGGGGAAAATTATCTGATTTTTGGGGAAAATTATCTGATTTTTGGGAGAAAACATCTGAAATATCTGAAATAATATCAGATATTTTTTCCCTAAAATCGACGACAAATCAAAATTTCATTTTTTTTCTTATGCAGTCAAGCCAAAATTCAGCGTGCTCATTCACAGCATTATGCTTAGAATCAAAAATGGGAAAATTTTCACTGAAAAACTTTTTTAGATTTTTTCATTTTGGACATTTTTTTCTTGTCCATTTTCAATATTTTCCTATTAATAATATTCAGAAGTACGCAATTTATTTCACCTTTTTTATCTGAAATCCGAATTTCACTTCGTAAATCATAATATTTATATGTATGATTCTAGGTGGTTTTACTGCTATTGTTACCATAATCATTATTTTTAATATTTCAGATGTTTTTGGTGAAATTTTCTCGCATTTTTTTCCAAAATTCACTATCTGAATAATAACATAATATCTTAATATCGAGTATAGATACTAAGATTTTTCCATTTTGCTAACAAGCCTAAAAATGAATTTTATTGGAATCTCTCAATATTTAAAAAAATTTCAATGAAAAATTATAAAATGTTTTATAGGATTTTTTTCATGTAATTGAGAGATTGATACATAAATGTATAAAAAACAAGCAAGAAATTGAATATTTTATGAATGAATTTATTGGAATCTCTCAATAAGTGAATGAGAATCTATAAAGAATCAGAAATGAATTCTGTATAGATTATAAAATTTTGTACTTAGAAATAATCCAGGAGATTTTTCTTCTTTCTAGTTTTACGTTTCTTTTGTTTTGATTTCTTAGTTTTATTTGCATTCATTGAACCCTCAGTATATACATATTTTAAAAACCATTCGTCATATTCATCAGTTCCTTTTTTGTCTTTGAGTTCTTTGAATTTTTTTATTTTATTAGCTCGAATTGATTCTAGTGTTGGCTGAGTACCATAACAACTAATAGAGAATCTCTTTAATAATCCCTTTTGTTCTAGCCTGTTTTTGTTTTCCATATCAAATAAAAACTTTGCCATACAGAGAATTCTATCTTTGGGATAATATGGCTTATTTAAATAGTAAAATGCTAGATAGAAATTAAGCATAGTATCAATAGTTGCTATTTTTACATTTGTATCTCCTAATTTTAATACATTATAACTATGACATCCAATAGGTTTGTAAATAAATGCTAGTGTTTCATTTCTACCTAATCGAATCTCTAAATGAGGAGGAATCACATCTTCAATACCTTCATGTTCTACTATTTTTCCATTTTTGAATCCGTGTTCTTTCAAATTCTCTAAAACTAGAGATGCCAATTTATCTGGTTCCTCAGATAATACATCAAAATCTGGAATTTTTTTCACTATTTGTGATTCTTTCTTAGGTGCATATCTAGAATATAATCTAGTAGCATATCCTCCTAGAAAAACCGCACCTTGATCAGTAAATGTATTTCTTACAGATAAATATATCTTTTCTGCATCATTTGCAAATGATTCCATCTTTCTCTGAAAATTAACATTCTGACAATTCTCTGCTTTTAAAGGATAATATTTATTTAATAATGTCATTCTCTTTAATACTTTCTCCCATCTAGAGACATCACCTGCAGGTCTAGATAACTCAATAAACATATTCATTCTTAAGAAATTTGGAGGTGCATATTGAATTCCATTTATTTTTATTGCCTCTTTCTCTATTGAATCAAATAATTTTGGATGTAACATAGTAATATCAGCAATAGCAATAAAATTCACATATACTTTGTATGTTCCATGATGAACTCCAGCTTTGGCTTCTATTTCTAAAAAACCTTCATCATGATATATATCAGCTAATTCTTTTGCATCACTCAATGGTGTAGGGGAATAGAAATCATAATCTGGAATCTCAATATCTCTATCATAAAATTGAGCTTCTTTTGGTAGAATATTATTAATTGCAGTTCCTCCATAACAAATACATCTTTTTCTTTTTAAAAATTTCTCTAATATTTCTATCATTCTCTTAATCTCTTCATTACTAGCAATATCTTTACTATGAGAACTTTCTGCTTCATCAACAGCTTGTCTTAAAATAGCCAATTCACAATCTTGAAATGTCATTTTATCATCACAAACATCACTTTTAAATTTTGGCATTCTTTATATTATATTGATATTTAATTTCATATAAATATCAATTTATTCACCTAAACCTTTAATATATGTAATACATTTTGATAAAGGAACAAATGCACTATTAAAATGGAAAAACATATCTTCATATTTTTCAAAATTTTTATCAAAGTTAAAAAAATTAAAACATACTATTTGAACTCCATAATCTTTTATCAATATATCCGACTTTGGATTGTTATTCATATTTAAAAAGTTAGTATTTTTATCTGGCAATACCATTTGATATGTAAATACATCAGTTTTATTATCGTCAATAACAAAAGGTGGTGTTAATCTTTGTTGTAATAAATAATCTGATTTGTTTGATTTAAATTGAATAGTTGCACTTTCTAAACTTACAAATTTCTTTAAATTCATACAATTCTCATCTGAATCTGATTTACATATAGGATATTTATCATAATCATTTGCTAAAGATTTATCGACTAAAATGACATATTTACCCATTAGTTGTGATATTTTAGTAGATCCATCAATATCTTCGTTATATAATTTATTACTCAAATTACTTTTAATAATACCTGCAATTTTTTTGTATATTTCGCCATTATTTGATTTTATTCTCAAATGTATAAACAATGGATCATTTTGATTAGGAACTTGAGATTGAAATGCCATATTATTTATAGTATTAAATGCATCATCAAGAGGTATTTCATTTTTACTATCTAATGTAGCTACATTATCAGATGTACTATAACCAATATGAGGAGTACCATCAATACTATAAACCTCAAAATCTAAAAATCTACAGCCTCTCATTAATACAAATTTGATCATATCCAAATTCATATAATTACCTGTTAATCCAGTATTTGCGGAAGATTTTACAACTAATTCTTTTAATGGTAAATCATTTTGAGAATTATAAGAACTTATACTTAAAACAGGTTTATTTTCAATCTTTTTAAATTCAGCTTTTTTACCTTTAGAAGTGGTTTCATCAAATTCTACAGAACCTTTTGTATCAAGATGAGTTTGTTTTTCTTGATTAGAATTAATAGAGAATTCTTCAATAGATTCAAAATATTTATGTATATCCATTCTTTGTTTGAATAAATAAATTAATATAAATATTGTGATTAATGTTACAAATAATATTGCATATATTTTCATTGAATTCATTATATATATTTGATATAAATAAATTAATGTTAAAAAAAAAATTAAAATAGTTATAAATATAAATATATATTATATATTCATTTAATGGGAGGTGGATTACTAAATATAATTTCAGAAGGCAATAATAATGTTATTTTGACAGGTTCTCCAACAAAAACATTTTTTAGTGTAAAATATTCAAAATATACGAACTTTGGTCTTCAAAAATTTAGACTCGATTATGATGGAACAAGAGATTTAAGACTTACCGAAGAATCAGTTTTTAAATTCAAAATTAAAAGATATGCCGAACTTCTTATGGACACCTATTTAGTTGTTACTATTCCTGATATTTGGAGTCCTATTTATTATCCTCACGATAAAACTAATTTTAAGTGGTCAGCATATGATTTTAAATGGATCAAAAATCTAGGTACAAATATGATTAAAGATGTTTTAATTACGTGTGGAAATCAAACTTTACAAAGATATAGTGGTAATTACATTGAGTCTATGGTAGAGAGAGATTTCACAAATGAAAAAAAAGATTTATTTAATAATATGTCTGGAAATATGGATGAATTAAATAATCCTGCAGCTGCTTTAGGAAGAGCTAATTGTTATCCTTCAGCATTTTATACAGAAGAAGCTATTGGATCTGAGCCTTCAATCAGAGGTAGAACATTATATATTCCAATAAATACTTGGTTTACATTAGATAGTAGATGTGCTTTTCCATTAGTTAGTTTACAATATAATGAATTAGA